GATAGGAAAATAAACCATCCCGTCGACATTATCTATACGGAAGAAGCCTTAATATTTGAAATAGCAGCAGTTGGATTAAATAAGGAAGACATCGATCTTTCGACAGAGGATGGAACTACGTTAAAAGTTTCGTATACTAAACCAACCATCAAATCTAATGATTCAGATCAAGACGCAGGAGAATATATCCATAAGGGTATTGCGAAACGGTCTTTTGATTTAGGATGGAAGATTAGTCCTAAGTTTGATTTAACAAAAATTACGGCATCTATGGATAACGGCCTTCTAAAATTAGAAGTACCTGTTTCTCCAGATAGTAAGCCTAAAACAATTACAATTAAATAGAATTATACACATGACAAAAAAACACAAAATAACAAGAAAACGACACTTAATCAAAACTCTTACTTGGAGATTTGTTGGTACAATAGATACTATGATTTTAGGTTGGTTTGTTAGTGGTGATCCTATGGTAGGTCTAAAGGTTGGTATACTTGAGTTATTTACAAAAATGATTCTGTATTACTTCCATGAAAGAGCATGGTATAACTACAGACCTAACAGAAAAAAGGTTATAGACAAAAAATAAAAACTGGCCCGCAGGCTAATAGTTATATGAAAAAAATATTTTATAATGGAAATGAAGCATATCAGGTAGTTAGAAAACTGCCTCATGATACATTTAATCCTAAGAAATATGGTGTTAATAGAGATGATGAAAAAGCCTTTATGATGATACTTCAGTTGTGGCGAGATGAACACCATTGTGATCATGTATTAAGGCAAGGCAACGATTTCCTATTGTGTAGATCTATTAAAAATGCTAAAATTATAGAATAATATAGATTAAAACTATATTTATTATTGACTGCTAGTACTTATATTAGCTACTCTTTTGGACGAGGGTTCGATACCCTCCACCTCCACTAAACTATTTACATCATGGGGGTGACTGGATTTGACAAAGAGATAAGGATGTAAGGAAGGTCAACCGCAATTAACTGGCGAACAAGTTGAATTAGCAATGGCTGCCTAATTAGGTACCCAGCGCAAACGGTAAAAAGAAGCCATGTCGTTAAAGCTTCGGTGGTTTGAGGTAAACAATTTAAGGAGGGTAATTAGGAACTCTCACCCTCTATCATTTGCGTCTGAGACGTCGCGGATAGCTAAAAGAGTTCAGCTGGGTAGGGAATGGTGGCATTAAAAACTAATAAGGAAATTATGACAAGTAAACTATGGACTGTTGACGATGTATTTAATCCAAAATCTGAATTTTGGAAAAAAATGTATGGTGATGTTGATAGCTACTTTAATAATATGGACATACAGGAAATAGACACAATACACAAAACAGCCTTTGAAGACAGAATAACTGATTTTGTAGATTATTTTAAGTCTCTTCATTCAACTAATAAACCTAAAGTAGTTAGAGAAATAGAAGAATCTGAGGAAATAGTTTCAGAAGTATTGTGGAACTTAGTTGGTAAAGTAGATAGGGAAATACTGTTTCATAACGATATAGAATACTTTAATGACTTTATAGATACGTGCCCAGACCCATTACTAGAGGTATATATAAATAAGTTAGCAGCTGGGGAAAGTCTATTAAATTATAGTTTAAAAAAAATATTACCTGATCCAGTAGAAAATAAAATAGAAAAACCAAAAAAATTAAAGATTCAAGATATTAAAGCCGGTACCCCTGTTACTGTAGAAGTAATCGATGGTAAATTGGTAATATCATCAACTAATCTTGCTGCATTAAAAAAGTTTACAAAGATAATGTTAGACAATGGTAATAAGGTTGTAGCATACAAAGAAGAAACACCTGAAATAGACAAAACAATTTATTCATATATTTTTGCAATTAAGCAAGAATAAAGTTATAGGAGAAAAAAAATGAAATACAAGCAAGAAATACAAGATGCTATAGAAAAAGCAGAACAATTATCATTAACACTTGATACAGTAATAAACACACCAAGACTGGTTGATCCTAGCCAAATAAAGTCATTGAGTAAAGCTATACGATCTCATCTTAAATTTATTTCAGACAGAATAAGTCTAGAATACTAAAAAATAATGAAAAAAAGATTGTTCCCTTTATTGATAGCATTATCGGCCTTAGCAGTATCTGGTAGTGCAGCATTTTATTCCGTCTTTGGATTGAGTAAACTATTTGCGGGAGCATCAACACAGGTTATTATAATGGCTGGTTCTTTAGAATTTGCTAAGCTAGTTGTTGCATCTCTATTATACCAATATTGGGACACTATAAATAAATTTTTACGTACATATTTATCTATTGCATGTTTTATTCTTATGGTTATAACTAGTGGTGGCATATATGGTTTCCTTTCTGGGGCATATCAATCAACGGCTACACAATCAGAATTACTTGACAAATCACTCACAATACTTAATCAAAAGCAAGTTAGATTTGAAGAACAAAAGGAAGACCTAAAAATAGAAAAGCAAGGCTTAAGTAAATCAATTTCAAACTTAAGAATAGCCCTATCCAACCCAGCCCAAATACAATATATGGATAAAGAATCAGGTACATTGATTACTACATCTTCATCTTCTGCTCGTAGAGCTTTACAAACCGAATTAACTATTGCAACAGGTAATAGAGATGATATCAATATTAGAATTGAAGCAGTAATGGATTCCATTAATAGGACTGATATAGCTTTACTAGACAAGGAAGTATCCAATGAGGCTGAAAGTGAGTTAGGCCCACTAAAATATTTAGCTGAAACAACAGGCTACCCAATGAATCAGGTTGTAAATTGGTTTTTATTACTTATTATATTTGTTTTTGACCCATTGGCGATTGCATTGGTTGTTGCTGCTAATATGGCATTCGCCCAAATAAAAGGAAAAGATTCTGATTTTGTCCCACCACTTGGTATGTATGTTAAAGAACCAGTAGAAAAGGTTAACATGTCGGTACCAGAAGGTATGGAGTTTAATAAACCATATACAATGCCAAAGAAATGGGTCAAATTAAATAAATCAGATTTAGTTGTAAATGATTTAGAAACTGCAATTAAAACTAATGAGGAAATACTATCCACACCTAAGAAGTATCAACTGTATGGTGAGCTACATAGCAAGGATGAACTACTAGAAATAGCTAAAAAAATACGCAGTAATGATAGTACCCCTAAACAAATACTACGACTATTAGACGACGATAAAATAAATGAAGCTATAACTTTAATTGAAAAACTGAACAGAAAAAGATAATTTTTTATATTTAATTATATGGATGAAGAAAAATACAAAATAGAATACAGAAAAGGCTCTAAATGGAACGAACGAGAGGGCGCATTATATAAATACATGGAATGTAGAACATGTGGTCAAATGTCTAAGTGTGGAGAAGAAGCTATTGCCGTAACATGTAGTGATTGTGTTATAGAAATGTGGGAACCACTAGAAACAGGATATAAAAAATCAGATAGACCAAGAGGCTGGACACTTATGTCTGAATTCGTAGATAAAGACGGCAATGTATACCATAGAGGAGTAGAACAACCAAAATTAAAGGGTAAACTAGAAACAACTGATGTAAAAAAACAAGTTGGTAGGTCAAAGAGAATGACAAACCTAGAAAAACAAACCCTTATAGCAACTGCAGCTATAAACTTACATAAACTAAAAAAACAGTTACAAAACACCCGCTGGAAAAAAGATAAAAAACCTATTTTAAGCGAAATTAAGCTTCACTCAAAAGTTGCAAGTACAAAATTTCCAAGAAACTTTAACAGGGCTGAATATCTAAAAAAATACAAAAAATAATTCAAAAATAATTTTTCCCTTTCATTTAATTTTATTATATTATATAATATGAAAAGAATATTAACAAACTGCATAATATATACAATTGCAGTTATTGTGGTAACATTTGCCATAATGCTTGGAATTATTCATAAGATTATTTTAACAATAATTAAAATTATAATGGGGATAAAAAAATGGAAGAAACATTTGATAGGCTGATTTACCAAAGAGGAAATAAAACCAAAGAGGCAAGATCAATAGACTTAAAGGTACCAAATGATATGACTTGTCATGAATTTAAAATTATATGTATAAGAATGGCCCACACATTAGGTTATCATGAAGAAAATATTAAAGAAACATTTGGTGTCATAGAAGATGTAAATAAAGATGCCGATAAACAACAAATAAAATTATTATTTGACTAATTATGACAAATACAGTAGAAGAAAAAAATCAAGTACTATTAAGAGTACCCCCAGGAGATAACTGGAAACCAGTTGGGTCAGTAGATACCATTTTTGAATCATTAACAGACGGTTTAGAATGGTGTTATCAACAAACAGGATGTAGAGATTACCATCTTGCAGCATTTGACGGAAAAGTATATTCTATAGATCAAGTAGAAAAAGCACCAGAACCACCCAAACAATTTAGCCTATATGGAGAATAATATGAATTTAACAGAAGAACAAATAACCCAGAATTGGTCAGACTTAAAATCAAAAATCAGTGATAACTTTACTGGTGATAGACTAATAGGACTAAATAATTTATATGATGATTTAGGAGAAAAAATGATGTTGGCACCAGCGTCAGGAATAGAACACTTTCATAATTGTTTTGCTGGAGGATATGTTGACCATGTATTAAGAGTTATGGATTGTACTGAAAGGTTATACATTCAATGGCAAGAAATGGGCGCTGATGTTTCTGGTTATACTAAAGAAGAACTAATGTTTTGTGCCCTTAATCACGATTTAGGTAAAGCTGGTGATAAAGAAAACGAGTATTATATACCAAATCCAAGTGAATGGCATAGAAAAAACCAGGGTAAAATTTATGACCCTAATCCAAATATACAAAATATGACTGTTCCACATAGGAGTATTTGGTTATTACAAGAGTATGGTATACAATTTTCTCAGAATGAAATGATAGGAATACTTACACATGACGGAGTATATGACTCAGCAAATGATTCGTATCTTAAACCATGGGGAAAAGAAAAGGCTCTATGGAATAATTTACCAATTATATTACACCACGCAGACCACATGGCATCAAGAATAGAATACGAAACATGGAAAAATGGTAGTAAAATAACCAATGCATTTAGTAAAAACCCAAAACCATATACTAAAAAACCAAAGGTATCTACCGATGCATCTAAGGCACAAGATATGTTTAAGGATCTTTTCGGAGAAGCTTAATGGTTTGGGTATTGTTAATATTGTTATTGGTTTCTATTTATATTATTTTTAATTTATTAAAAAAATTAGAAAAAATAGAATTAGCAAATGAAGAATATTCTGATTGGATAGACCAATTGTATATTAAAATGACTTCAATTTTAAATGATATTAAAACAATAGATGATAAAAAAATATTTGAATCAGACGATGAAGTAGGTTCTGTGTATTTACAAATATCAGAAACAATTAAAAAATTAGAAGAATTAAAATATGAAGCTTAGCCCAGTAGATAAATTTTATATAGATATAGAAGAACTTAGAGAAAAAGAAAGACTTGAAGAAGAAGCTCTAATTGCAGCATCTAAAAAAAGGCGTGGTAGACCAAGAAAGAAAAAAATGTATTTTACCCCGGAAACAGACCTAGCAATTATAGCTTATAATATAGAGACAAATCCAAGAAAAAGAAATAAGGTATATAACGAATTTATAAAATACCCATTTGATAAACTTGCAGAAAATATTATACATACATTTAAGTTTTACTATATGGATGGAGGAATACGAGAAGTAAAACACGAGGTAATTGCTTTTCTATTGGAAAAATTAACTAAATTTACCCCTGGTAAAGGTAAAGCCTTTTCATATTTTAGTATAGTTGCAAAAAATTATCTAATACAAAACAACAATAAAAACTATAAAGACTTAAAAAATAAAAAACCATTAACAGTTATAGATACACGTAGAGATATAACTTCTGAAATTTCACACCAAGATAGATTAGAGGGGCTAGATATATTTATAGATAGATTTACTGAATATTATTCAAAAAAAATAACTGAAAAGTTTAGAAACGAAAGAGACCGAAGAATTGCTAATTCACTTTTGGTATTGTTTTCTGATAGAAAAAACATAGAAATATTCAATAAAAAGGCATTATATATTATGATTAGAGAAATGACTGACACCAAAACACAACATATAACAAAGGTTGTAAATGTCATACGGGATGATTTTGCCATTTTATACAAAAAATTTGAAAATGGAAGATTTTATTAGTTTCAAAAGTATATTTATAAGTGGTTATAACAAAAGGTTATTAAATAAAGGTTATTGGAATAGCGCAAGGTTATTCAATAAAGGCTTAACGAAGAGAGCATTCAACTAAGCAAATTAAACAAAAGAGAGGAAATTTTATGAAAAACATGATTTTAACAGTAGTATTGGCATGTGCAACCATTTTAGGTACACAAGCACAAACAAAAGGCGACTGGTACATTGGTACTGGTGACGTAGCAAATGTAGCATGGACAGATTTAGCAGTTAGTCCAACAGTAGGTTACGGTGTAACAGATAACATGATGGTTGGTTTATCTGTATCACAAGCAGATTCAACAGTTGACGTATCATATGACTTACATGCAAGATATTTTGTAAAGGGTTATTTTGTATACGCTGCAACAAATGGATTAGATACTGAGACATTAAGTCTTGGTGTGGGTAGATTATTCACAATACATAAAAGTATTTATATAGACCCAAAATTGGTTTATAATACTGGAGATAAGACTACAAACCTTACATTAGGGTTTGGTCTTAAATTTTAATTAACACCCAATAACGGGTAAATGCTCTCGACACAATTATTAACAATTAAAAAACAGGAGAAAACAAAATGGAAAACGTAATTAAATATATTACAGGATTCTTTGGCGGATTAGGTACAATTCTTATGGCAGTTCTTCCAGTAACGATCTTATGGTTCGTATTAACTGGTGGATCAGTATTTGGAATGGACGTGATTGCAAATCTTACTTCATTAGTGAATGGATTTGGTCAAGGTGGCTTTGCAGGATTAGTGGTACTAGTATTAGTAGCATCATTTTTTATCAAGAAATAATTGATAAAAACATATAATTGATTAAATGGCTCGGAGTTAATTCTCCGGGCCTTTTATTTTTTGTCTAAAGTCTATATTTATAGTAAAGTATATTATAGTGGAGATAAAACATGTTTGACGACGAAATATTTGAAGGTAAAAGTTTTTCAGATTTATTAAAAGAAATACATACAAATTCTAAAAAGAAAGAAAAACAAATAAATTCATTGATAGCCCAACTGCAACCACTGGTTAAAAACATAACGGATGCAACAATATTAGTACCATTAATAAAAGATTATTTAGATGTTGGTATTAAAAATGATGATGCACTTATAAAAATGGCTGGTATAATACAAAGAGCAATGAATAGAACAAACGATGAAGGTGGAGATTTTTCATTAACCGATGACGAGAAAAAACAATTGCTCAACACTGTTAAAAAATCAACAGAGGTTGAATGGGAAGATGATAGTGTAAACGATGGCCAGAAACAAAACATCACAAAATAAAACTAACTTTCCAAACCCTAAAGGCGACGCTTCAAAAAATCAAAAAAACCAAGCAGCCTTAGGTGTTTCGGCTGAAGTTGTTGACGTAATCCTAGATCCAGGACACCCAGATTATGACCCTGAAAGGTGGCCATCTAGAAAATTAGGGGATATAAAGGCCAGACCAGCAACAGATTTTAATATGCCAATTAGTAATCTACAATGGTACCATCCCTTATGGCCAAATGTATTTGCTGGTATACCATTAATTGGCGAAATAGTATTATTGATTGAAGCTGCTGGTCAAGCTAATAGGGAAGGATCAGCTAGACTAGAAAAATTTTATTTACCAGCAGTTAATGCATGGCATGACCCTAATCACAATCAAGTTCCAGCTGCAACATTCAATGCTCAAATGTTATCAACATCAGAAGCCAGAAAATGTAATCCATCTGGACAATACACGGCAGATCCTGGAGAAAAAGAAGAGGTTGATTTAGCACCAGCTCTTGGTAGAATATTTCAACCTATGGATGTTAAAAGGTTACAACCATATGAAGGTGATGTAATATTTGAAGGTAGATATGGACAAAGTATTCGGTTTGGTTCCACAAATAAAACAGGAGCAACACCTAATAAATGGTCTTCTGGAAAAGGAACGAATGATCCAATAATTTTATTAAGCAATGGTCATAGAGCAGCTGAAGAACAGTTGAATCATATAGAAGATGTGGATCAAGACGGTGGATTATTATTGATAGCTGGTGGTAATGCTATTACATTTAACCCTCCATCAGATAACTGGGATTCATATAAAACAACATTTGATGCAGCAACATTAGATGAAATACCAAATGTGTTATACCAACAAGTACCTGCCCCAGAAGATTTTGAAGGCGAAAGACCTGGTCCAAGTGCAACTACTCCAGAAGAAGTAACGCAAGAACAAAAAGCAACATCTGAGGCAGTATCTGAAGAGAAAAAACAAGACCTAGATAAGCCATGCCCAGAAGGACAAGAAAAAGATACCCAAGGTAAATGTGTAGATAAGGTATTAGAGGAAGATGAACCAATACCGCCCCCAGGAAATACAGATGAACACACATGTGGACTACCTACTCCATGGAATAAAAAGTTAGCTTCATTACTTGCTCCAATAGTATTAGGTAAAAATTATACTGATTTAGGTTGGATGTCTGGATTTAGAAACAGCAAGCCTGGAAGAACGGATGGTGATGATAAGTTTCTTGCTAAATATGGAGTACCCCATCCAAGATTTAATGAGGGAGAATTCAATAGAGATTTATCTAAGCGTGGTGGAGAAACATGGGTAGGAATATTACACTGGACAGGTTGCTCAATAAGAACATTATACGAAGCTATGGATGAATATATATTTCCACCAAATGCAGGAGGACTAGCTGGAAAGACTGCTATAGAGGCAGCTTGGCCAAGGTCAGTAAAAATACCAGCATATAAGTCTGCCCCAGGCCTATTTTATAGTGGTAAATATGCGGGTAAAACTGTGAGAATAACAAAGGATATTTTAGAAGAGTTTTCATGTAAGGCAGATACTAAAGAATTAAATTACGATTGGTGGTTTAAGGGAATGAGAGACTTTATAAACCTAGATGAATATTCAAGAGAGGTACAGTCAGAGGCAGTATGGAAGAAGTTTGGAAAAAAGGTAAATGAACTAATCCCTAAATTTGGTGCAAAAACTGCTAGAGAATACGCAATATTTATGAGTTGCTTAAACTCTGCTCCAGCGTATATAAATGAGAATGCAGAAAAAGCAAACTATAATGCTGAAAGACTAATGCAAATATATTGTTCTGGTGATTATAAAAAAGTTTCTGCTTGTAGGGGTAGGTGTAATAAATTAAATAGATACTATCCTGCTTGTAAGGATAAATTTGACCCTAATAGCAAATACTATATAGATGGTTATGTTTATGGTGGTTGTGNCGGGGATGATAAAGAAGTACCTGCAGAATTTAAAAAGTATTATAGACGTAGTCAATATAGAGACGCAACTGAAGGCAGATATGGCAGAGAAGATAACATGAGTTAATAAATGGCAAGATCAAGCAATTCACAAAATAAAACTAGTTTCAATAGGCCAACAACTGGAAAGACTACTCAAAGGTCTCTTCAAAAGGTTGTTGAATCTGCTGAGGTTATTGATGTTATTATGCATCCTAAGCATCCTGCTTTTGATAGGGCTGCAAGTCGTATTGTTGGTTCTGTAAAGGCTAGACCAATGTCTAGATTTAATACACAGCCAGGAAATGTTGAATGGTATAGTCCAATGTTTGCTAATTTGTATGCCGGCTACCCATTAATAGGAGAAACAGTACTATTAGTACAAGGATCTGGTAAATCAGCACAGTTTAGTCCTAATAGAACAGAAATGTATTATCTTCCTGCTGTAAATGTTTGGCAAGATGTTAACCATAATCAAAATCCAAATATTACTTGGACAAAGCAACCAATAGAATCTGAGGCTGAAGAATGCAATCCATCCGGTGTTTATTCTACAAACCCTGGAGCAGAAAAAATAACGGAAGAAGATTTAGACGTAGCATTAGGTGATACATTTGAGGAAAAACAAATTGCACCGCTTTTACCATATGAAGGAGATACAATACTACAAGGTAAATTTGGCCAAAGCATACGATTTGGGGCAACAAACCTAAATGCAGATACCCCAAACTATTGGTCTAATGAGGGAACAAATGGTGACGCAATAACTATAATAAGTAATGGTCATGTTGTACCAGTAGATTCAGATTTCCATTTAGAAGATATAAATAGGGATTGTGCCATAATAATTTTTTGTGAAGGACAACAAATACCGTTAACAACACCATCAGATAATTGGGAAACGTATGAAACAACCTTTGAAAAAGAAAATACTGTACAAATAGGATTAGATTTTGTTGGAAACCCAGATGTAGTAGAATTAGATGAGGTTAAAGATGATAAAACTATTGAAGACGAAGAAAATGCAACTGAATCAGATATAGAAGACGAAAAGAAAGACGAAGAAAGAGTTGAAAAAAAGGTAGAAACAAACGGTGAATTTATAACTAGAAAGGTACAAAAAATTGCAGACAGCGCTAATGCAGATTTTTATGCAAGTGTTGTAAACTATTTTGTTGAAAATGGAGCAACACCCCACGGGGCTGCTGGTCTATGCGGTAATCTACTTTCTGAAGGTATGGGAAGTGTAGCAAAAACTACTGGTGGATACCCCCAACAATGTGCTGCAGAATTAGAGATGTGGGGTGGTGTACCTAAGCCTGGATTTTCTAAAAACCACTCTAGGGGAAACTCAGGAGACCCAGCCTTATCTAATTGGGTGGGTGTAGGAGTATATGAACAAAATGCAGAATGGAAGGGTAAAGATTATGGTCCTGGAGAATATTCAAACTGGTCTGGTGGAGTTGGAATAGCACAATGGACTGGTACAAGAAGAACTAGAATTGAACAAACTTTACTGGGTAGTTTAAGATTTAATGACGGTGGAGGTGGGCCACCTTATGGAAAATCAAATCCTAAACCATTAAATAGGGATGCATACAATAGAGCCCTAAGAACAGCGACATATAATTGTCCAAAACTTGGTCCACAAGTTGGTGTACTTGCTCAATGTGCTTATTTATGGCATGAAGAAATAACTAAAAGTTCTAGATATAAACCAACCCTTGAAGCAATGACAACCCATGAATACACGGTAAAATACGCACCTGGAGGAGTTTCAAATGTATCTGCAGAATTTGCAGGTACTGATAAATCAAAGGGTAGTACTGTAAAATTAGAAGATGAACAGGATATATCTGTTTTAATTGTTGCTAATTTTGAGGTCCCTGGATCATTTCTTCGTAGAAAAAAAGCCGATTATTACAGAACAAAAAACGGTAAAAAAGAATTAAAACAACCTAAAAAAGATTGGGAAGCAACAAAAATAAAAAGAGGAGAAGCCTCAACCGATTCATTGACCCTTTGGAACATGTATTACGGGGATACTCCACTTGGAGATGAGTCAAAGGCTAGACCTGATCCTATAACTACCTTACCAACTGAACCAGCACCAGCACAGGCAGTTAATACAAACACACAGACAGCTACTCCACCAATGGATATACTTATTGAAAATTATTTAGGTTACCAAATACTAGAAAGAAACATACCACCAAATGACCCATTTTTGGCAGTTGAACATCCAGATGCTGGTGTTGAAGGATCAAAAGAAGAATATGTTATTGATACACAAGGTGGAACTAGGCGTGGATCTATATCTGATGGAATGAATGATATAGAAATTGTCAGGTGGAGTATTCAAGATTCAATTGATGATTATGATGATGGTGAGAGGCTATACTAATGGGAAGATTTAAAACGAGAAGAAATAAAAGTAAGCGTTCTAAAAAACGTAATAATGCAAATGTAAAAAAACAACAAAAGGTTGGTTTATCAAGTTTTTCATCTGCAGAAGTTGTAGATATTGTTTTAAATGACGAACACCCAGACTTTAATTTAGAAAAGAAAATACTTGTTGGATCTATAAAGGCTAGAAGACTTAAAGAAGAATTTGGTGTAGAAGAAGATACATTAAATTATTATGCTCCATATTTTGGAACAGGTATGTGGGTAATACCCCTTAAAGGGGAAATAGTACAATTAGTATCTGCTTTGGGTAGAGGTGCACAAAGAGATAATAAATCTGAAGAAATGTATTACTTACCACCAATAAATATATGGCAAGATCCAAATCACAATCAGCTTCCAGCATCAAGTTACCAATATGCTAAAAAAGATGGAACAGCTGAAGCTGAAATTTGTAATCCTTCAGGACAATATTCTTCTAACCCTGGTACAGAAAACAGACCAGATCCAGAACCACCCGTTCCACTAGGATTTATTTTTGAAGAAAAAGATGTACAAAGACTATTCCCATATGAGGGTGATATAATACTTGAAGGAAGAGGAGGTCATAGCATCAGAATGGGTAGTACTGTAAAAAAAGCAGAATACAAAAACTGGTGGTCGTCCACTGGTGAAAATGGCGATCCAATAACCATTATAAGTGATGACCATAGTAGAACTGAAGGTGGAGACTATAAAATAGAAGATGTTAATGGTGATGGTGGAATTGTTATATTGGCATGCACCCAAAAAATACCTATAAACATTATATCAAAGGATGGTGATAATCTTAGGTGGGATTCTTATGACCACACACCAACAGCAAAAAAACAAGATGCATCAGAGTTAAACTACAAAGAAGTAGTAAAAGAAAAAGAAAAAAAGGGTGAACCAGAATCAGCTACACCGGTTGATGATAAGGATCAAGTATCTGAACAAGAAGAAAAACAAGAAGTAAAAGATTTACCATGTGATCAATGTCCTGACGGAACAACACCCGAAAAAGATAAAAATGGGGACTGTGATTATGACTCGTGTCCAGAAGAAAATGACCCAGTAGAAATTGTAGATATTATATTTGGAGATGCGGTAGCCCACGGACTTTCAGGTAGACCAGGAACAGGGACAGTAACCGATCATCCTGATGGACCGTTTGGTACTAGTAAATACTTAGCCTCTCCTGGAACAGTAGAAAGATTTATAAGAACATATCCAACAGATCAAATTAAAGATAAAACGGTTGTTGTTAGTTCTGGTTTAATAGCCCACACTGTTGATTTTGATCCAGGAGTTGTACATATGGTTGAAAATAGATCTGGTCAAACAAATAAAGTAATTTCATATGATGTATTTTCTACAAGCGCAAGACCTGGAATATATTATATGGACAAGCACACNAATGACTATGTCGCAAAAAATATATTAGGGGCAAAAGAAGGTGGTTCATCTGTAGGATATTATACTTTTCATGATAAAAATAAATCAAGAGATAGTGTAGCCTCATTATGGAAAGCTGCTCCTGGAACAGATCAACCAAATTCTAAGCGTTGTTATGAATTAATTGGATCAACATCCCAGTTAAATATAAGTCAAACAGTAGAACAAATGTATGTTGCATTTGCAGATGATGTAGTGGCTATTAAAAAACAATTACAATACTTAACAGACCTAAATTGTAGTGTTAAGTTGTGTGGGGTTGGCGATGGTAGAGGAACTAAAAATGGGTTAAACTTTAACGATTTACTACAAGATATAGCTGATGGGTATGATAATACAACATTTATTGGTGGTTATGATAGAGACAGAGGAAAAGCCACTGATTTTTACCCAGCAGATGCAGATGCATACAAAAGGTTGGTAAATGCAGGAACACCAGCCCCGCGACCTAATCCTACTCCTCCACCAGATCCTGTTGCAAACATAACAAGCTATAAAGGATTTAATATAGAAGAAAAAGATTATACAAGGGACAATATTAGGTCTAACATATACGCAGAACCAGCGACCTATTATTTTAGAGTAACTGAAGAAGCTAGTTTTAAGCTAACAGTACCTCCTGGATATGATGCAAGTACAGACTGTATACAAGAAGCACTTGGTGAGAGAGAACACTACTTTAACGATGCTGGTAGTGGTGGACTTGGTTCAAGTTTTTTACAAGGATCAGACGTAACACCACAATCTCAAAATCCTAAAATGTCTGGAACAAATAAAAACTATATAGAGTTAATAAAGCGAAAAATTGATTTACTTGAAGAAGACCACTTTGATACATTCTGCTTCTAATTTGCTAAAATTGGCTGTAAAACTATATTTATATAAAGAAGAGGAGCTAAACTATGGCATATAAACCAGAAGCGCCAGCTGTATATGCTGGGAAACAAGTACTAATAAGTTCTAATAGAATAATATTTAATGCTAGAACAGATTCTGTTTTTATGTTTTCTGACAAGTCAGTTGGTATATCAACTAATGGTACCTTTAACGTGGATACTGGAGAAGACACAATAATAAACAGTCCTGCCATTTATTTAGGATTAGATGCAAAAGAAAAAATGGTTCTTGGAGACACACTTGTAAAATGGATGGAAGATATATCACAAGCAATAATGACCCACAACCACACACATGGACAAGGACCAACAACAGGATTAATAGATCCTTCAGGTTTTTCAACAGCAAAATCAACATCAAAAAACGTATTAAGCGCACAAAACTATACACTATAATTATGGCATTTAACTCAGGAGCATTTATAACATCAGTAAATCAACTAGAAAATAATCCTCCTGGAGACGCAATTTCTTTTGCTAGTGGTTGGGCAGATGCATTTTTTAACGGATATGGTAATCCATCCCCACCAACATTAACGGCACAAGTTGGAAAAGCACAAATGCAGGGACTATTTTTATCAGCATATCAAAATGATAATAATGGTAAAAACCTAATGAATAGTGGTGTTAGTATTTTTGCTGCACAAATGGCTCCAGGAATGCTTCCTTTATTTGCAGCAATTCCTCCAATGGGCTATCAAGGTTTTGCGCAAGTAGATTTAGACGGAACAGGAACAACAGGATTACTTGGACCAGCTTTAGCAGCAGTAACCCAAGCCTGGTTTATGAGTGGTACAGCAATTCAAACAGCAACTGGTGCAACTACCACCTGGATGTAATAAATAATGTTATAGCTCTATATTTATATAGTGTAATATAATCTTAAATAATTAGGAGATTAAGATGAAAAAAAATGATTTAATAAAAATAATAAGAGAAGCAGTTCGTGCAGAAATAAGGGCGGTTCTTAAAGAAGAGTTTGGTAAAAAGCCTTCAACAAATAAAGAATTTACAAATGTTATGGGCCATGCTGAAAAATTATTTAAAAAACAAAAACCAAGTAAACCTCAACAATATACTGAAAATAAAATACTAAATGATGCATTAAATGAAACAGCCAATCAAGAATCTTGGCCAACAATGGGCGGAAAAACAGTATCTGCCAATTCAGCAATTGGTGGAAAAGCAGGCTTAGCAGCTGCAATGGGGATGTCTAATATGGACCAAACATTTGGCGGAAAACCAACAGTACAGCAAATGATACCACCAGATAGACAACATGTTGAAGTACCAGAAGAAGTTGGAAAAGCACTAACAAGAGATTACTCTGATTTAATGAAGGTTATAAATAAGAAAAAAGGAAAATAATAAATGCCTATAGGACCAGAACGGGAAATAATAAATAGTCCAGTAATTGATGGAGAAGACGTAGCCTTAGGCCTAAGTCTTCCATTTAATACTAGTAACGGTTCTTTGTTTGAATTGACCTTTTTATCAATTGACCAAGCTGTTGCAAATGTAAAAAATTTATTATTAACTAGAAAAGGCGAAAGAGTTAATCACCCTCAATTTGGTACCAATTTGCAAGACTATTTATTTGAACCAAATTACCAGGTTTTAAGAGATGCTGTAGGTACTGAAATAAAGGAAGCTGTAGAATTATGGCTGCCATATATAATAATAAAAACTCTAGATGTAAAAATACCAGAATCTGGTGAAGGAGATTTAGTTGATAGGTTTCATGGAATATTTGTTGTTCTTAAAATTGGATTATTAAATAACACTATAGATGAAGAAGAAATAGTATTGAATATACGGGACTTATAACATGGGACAAGACTTACAAACAACAAAATTAAATTATCTAAATAAAGATTTTAAGGGTTTTAAGGATAAATTAAATTCTTATGCAAAAACTTATTTTCCAGATATTAGTAATGACTTTAATGAATCATCTCCAGGACAAATGTTTGTTGAAATGTCTGCATATGTAGGAGATGTACTTTCATTTTATATAGATAATCAATTAAGAGAAAGTTTATTACTACATGCCCAAGAACGGTCAAACGTATCAGATATAGCTAGAAGTTTTGGTTATAAAACAACTACAACAGCCCCTTCTTCAGTAGAACTAGATTTATTTATATTATTACCGGCTGCTGGGGTAGGTGGTACAGCTTCTCCAGATTGGAGATACGCTCCACTTGTACAAGAAGGACTAAAGGCAGATAGTTCAGATAATAATTCAAATCAATTTTATACTCTAGCACCAGTTGACTTTAGGAGATCAAGCTCTTTAGACCCAACAGATGTATCAGTATATAAAATAGATGCAAATGGTAATCCAGAATCATACTTACTTAAAAAACAAGTTACTGCTAAATCTGGAAAAATAAGATATAAAAAGTTTGGATTTACAGAACCTAAAAAATATGATGAAATAGTTTTTGCAGAAAAAGATATAACTGAATTTTTAGATTGTAGAGATCCTGATGGTAATAGATGGTATGAGGTAGATTATTTATCTCAAAATTATGTATATGAAGAAGTACAAAACACTAAAACAATAGACCCTTATTTTGTAGAGTTTAGAGATGAAACACCATACCTATTAAAAATAAGAAAAACTGGAAGAAGATTTACTACACATACTTTACCCGACCTAAGAACAAAACTATCATTTGGTGCGGGTAGCTCTAATATAGCAGACGAAATAATTATTCCTAATCCAAATAATATGGGAATGCATTTACCATATGGAAATGTTTCAGCAATGGACAATGCTTGGGACCCATCAAATGCAATGTTTACACGTGCCTACGGTCAAGCTCCAAATAATACTGTTTTAGAATTTAAGTATGTCGTTGGTGGCGGATTAAGGGATAATGTTAGAGCAGGAACTATTAGAGAAATATCAGCAGTTTCATTTACCCTAGATCAAGATGGATTAAACGGAGCAACTGTACAGTTTACAAAAAAATCTCTAGCAGTAAATAATCCAGAACCAGCAACTGGTGGTAAAGGATCAGAAACTGTAGAGGAAATTAGACAAAATGCAATGGGTTTCTATGCAGCTCAAAATAGAACAGTAACTAGAGAAGATTTTATTTCAAGAGTATATTCTATGCCGTCTAGATTTGGAAATATTGCAAAGGCCTTCATAGTTCCAGATGAACAAACAAACTCTGAAACAGGTGTTATTTCAAACAACCCACTAGCATTAAATCTATATGTTTTATCATATAACAAAGATGGAAATTTAACCCCAGCTAATTCAGTAACAAAAGAAAATGTTAGAAATTACCTAAGTAAATTTAGAATACTAACAGACGCGATAAACATAAAGGACGGATTTATAATAAATCTTGGTATAGATTATTCTATAATAACATTACCAGGACATAACAATAATACGGTTTTATTAAGGTGCAATCGTAAAATAAATGACATATTTAATATTACACGATGGCAATTTAATGAGCCTATATTTTTAGCAAATATAGCAACTGAATTAGACCAAATAGAAGGTGTACAAACTGTTCAAGATATAAATGTATACTGCAAACACGATGCAGCGTCAGGTTATTCTGGTAATTTTTATGATATAAGAGAGGCAACTAAAAATAAAATAGTTTACCCTTCACAGGACCCAGCAATATTTGAGATAAAGTACCCAGCTCTAGATATTCGTGGTAAAACGGTAACGTACTAGGAGATAAAAATGTATTACTCTATAACAGCAAAAAAAGATGCAACTATATATGAAAGGTCAGAAAGCCTTAATTCTGGAATTGATGAGATTTTAGAAATACAAAAGGTTGTTTCGGCATCTAATACCCCTGACACGCTTAACTCTAGAATACTAATTAAATTTCCCTTAGGTGAAATATCACGGTCTGTTGTAAATGGTTCAATAACTAATGCAACATACTCTCTTTGCCTGTATACTGTACAAGCAAAAGGCCTGGCTTACAAATATGGTTTAGAGGCATACCCAGTATCTCAATCATGGGAAATGGGTAAGGGTAGAACTCAGACTAAAAAATTATCAAATAGCGGCGCTTTAGTTTATGAAGAAGAAGGTGTAAGTTGGAAATACAGAGACGGTAAACAATATTTTGGTAATACATGGGCAACTGAATCATATTCTCCTGGTAATACTACTGGGTCATTTGCCACGGTTGGTGGAGGAGGTACATGGTTTACTGGCTCAGTAAACAACATTGCGTATTCTTGCGTCCAAGATTTTGACTATGAACAAACAGATGTAAAGATAAACGTTACACCTATTGTTGAAGATTGGTTAAATAGTACAAATCCAAATGAGGGATTTATTGTACTTAGAAAAAATGCTCACCAATTAGAGGCAGATATAGAAGTAAATGAAGAAAAAAATGGAAGACCATATGGGCACTTACAATATTTTTCAACAGAAACACATACTGTTTATCAACCAAAACTAGCAGTTACTTGGCCAAATTCTTCATTTGATACTGGGAGTTTATCTCCATTAGATATAGCTAAAGATAATATAGTCTATGTTAAAAATAAAAGAAAAAACTATAATAAGGATAGTAGAGAAAGATTTAGGATTGTTGGTAGAGAAAAATATCCAACAAAAACATATGATACTGTTTCAGCTGAATTAGCAGTAAAGTATATGCCTAGTACTTCTTATTATGCTGTAAAAGACATGACAACTGATGAAATAGTAATACCATTTAATACTTCTAGCACAGTGATAAGTTGTGATAGTCAAGGAAATTATTTTGATTTATGGATGAAACAGTTTTATGCAGAAAGAAGATATGGTTTTGTATTTAAGGTAATAAGTGGTTCATTAGAATCACCAACAATACAAAGATACTATAATTCAGATTATACATTTAAGATAACGAGGTAACAAATGGCTAGAAGAAAAATGACATCATATAGGCCAAGATTAAGTTCTAATAGAAACATGACTAAACCTAAGATTGCTGCAACAGGTAATTTCATGACGCCTAAGTTTAATAATGGAAACTCTCCTGTACAAATAAAAAAGAAAGGTCAATCCGCCAATGATGTATCATTTATATCTACAAAAGATGTAATTACACCATATGATGGAGCAGTACAAATTGAATCAGACTTTAATGCTTCTGGAAAAAATGAGGCTGTTTACGAAGAAAGAGATACTCTATATAGTAGTTTTGGTGGACTATCAAAAGTAGTTAGTGATGGGTCAATTAGGCAAACAACTAGATCAGAAAGAAATAGGTTTGGAATAATTATGTCAACACCAGAAATAGCAGCTAATGCTGCTCCATATGTAGTACCAAATGTCAAACATGTTTTTGAGTCAAGAAAATATATTGAGGTAGTAGATATAAGTATAGGTCAACTTAGACAATTAGCTAAAGAAATATTAGGACCAACAGAACCACCAATTTTAGAAACAGTACAATGTTATCCAGGATTTGGAACATTAGATGGAAACTTTAGTGATGGATATAGTATACAGATTTTACCTGAAATAGGTGAACCATCTTTACAAATTGCAGCAAATAGAACTATTGTTTTGATGTCAAGAGCATATAGCTATAGAAACGAAGCAAACACTAGAATAAGGAGTGGTTTAACACATACTTGGAAATTTAATGCTGATGGTATAGGAAAAGCTAGAGACCAAGTTGTAGGTACTGGTCCAGTTTTAAGAATACCAAACGCACAACTCCAACATCGTGGTAGATACCACCTTGAAGTATCAAATGAAAAAGGAACTAGAACATCTAAGTCATATTTTGTAAATGTACTTGGTGGATTATTAAAAGAGCTTGAACCTTCTACTATTGGTGGAGGAGATGGAGTAGATGCAACTGTTATATACGTACCAACTGGTAATTATATTAGAGATGAAAGACATGACAATGAAATTTCTAGATTAGACTCTTATTTTGATTACCTAGCAAGTGATGGTAGATGGGTAAAATTAGATTATTCAAACGGCCAGTGGATGGAAGACACAACACCAGGTTCAGCTGTGCAATCGGTTCAACAAGCCCAAGGGGATGAAGATAATAGTGTACAACAAATAAATGGAGACATATCTTCAGGAGCTACTTTAAGTAAAACTATTGGTGGAAAATATTTACAACCACCAGATGCATTAACACCAACCTTTTTATCTCCTGGAGGATTATCATATGCATTTTCCACAGAAGCAGAATATTTTGAACATAGGGCGGCAAGAGGTTTACCACAAGATTTTTCAGGAATAGATAGGAGCTAGGGATAAAGAATAATGGCAGAAGAAAGACTACCTGATTACGAAGAAAAAGACTTAAAACTACTTAGGTCTAAACCAATATTCACCAATTTCGGTGACGATAAGTTTAGAGACCACCTTGAACTTCACATCTATAGTGGTGAAAATGTACTAGAAAGTAATTATTCTATAGATACTTGGAGTGTAGACGAAAAAGATACAAAAAATCTAGCTCCATCTACTGTATTAAATATCCACGGTGATATTAGATCGATGGGATATAATACTGGTACCTTTGGTATAAAGTATAATTTTTTAAGATGTTTAGTTGGTGATCCAGATAATACACTATATATAGATGAAATATCTGGAGATAGAAAAGAAGTAAGGGTAAGGCCCAGAACTATAAGTGCACAAGTAAGAAATGACTTTATGTCATTCGGTGAAAGATCAGAAGGAACAGTTTTATCTGCTCATGATTGGTGGCCAGATGTATATCTAAACTTTGGCCAAGATAACTTAGTTTTAGCAGTTAACTTTGCAATGGATTATGAAGCTTATCCACGTGAACCCCACTCAATAGTATTTAAGTTGTATGATCCTCTTCCAGACGTACTTGAAGATGGAGATGAATTGTGGGTTTGTCAACAAGTATGTGAAGCTGTTGTAGAAGATATTAAACTAAGTATAAATGCAAAAAGATTTCTTTCAAATGAATTGGCTCCACCTGATTTTTCATTAGCATATACACTAGATAAACCAACACCATCAGGCTGGAAAAGTGAAACTGACCTTTTAGAAGGAAGTGATAAATCTACCCAAAATTTATTATTCAATAAATTATATAGCAGTAGTTATGGTGATGTAAAAATAAATATTGACTTTGACATACCCCAACACGTTGATGATGATACATACGATGGTTTTAAAAATGTTATACATTTTGGATCAGCAGTAACCAAATTAGAAAATTTTAAATATAAAATACAAGTACTAGAAAGCTATAACGCTAATATAAATATGGTTTCTTCAGATTTAGAAGGATTATCTGGCGCAGGAGCTACAGGGTCATTTCATTATAAGGCAAATAAATTAAAGTGGGAAAATAAAAAGAATGAATTAATTGGTGGATTTACTGCCATGGAAGAACAACTATATCATACCTCTCAATCGTATGTTAGTAGTTCGCTTGGAGAATTTTTATCATTTTCTTGGCCAAAAACAAACGCTGCATACCCATACCAATTAGCCCCACTAAAATCAGAGGCTGTAGAAAAATGGTATGGTCAAATACATAATCCAACCGCAAAATATTATAAAACAGGATTAATTTATTCTGCATCTAGATATGATGAATTTAATGACAATTCCTTAGAGAAGTTAATACCAAATCATATTAGATTATCTGATGAAAATGACCAATACGTTCAATTTGTAAATATGGTTGCTGATAACTATGATGATTTATATCTATATACTAAACATACCCTTGATATTCATTCTAGAGAAAATAAAATAAATAAAGGTGTTGCAAAAAAGTTAATAGAACCTATATTAAAGTCTTTTGGTTGGAAACCATACCAAAGTTTTGACTTTGATAGTATATGGGATTATAATTTAGGATTAACAGCAAGTGGAAGTTGGGGAGGATTACTTAAATTCACGGCATCTGTACAACAAACATCAACTGCACCCTTACAAAATGGTCAAGTAACTGTAACTGGTATAAATGGAGGAACAGCCCCTTATAGTTATGACTGGTATAACGTTGGTGCGCCAACAAATAATTCATATTTATTAAATACCCCAGCAATATCAAACATAGGTGTTGGAAATGCGTATGTTAGGGTTAGAGACTCATTAGGCCTATCTGCTATAGCGGAGGCTGCAATAACTGTAGGAATAACAACACAGTCTATTTTTAGTACACCAGATGCTCGCCCTACTTCAGCATCAAATAGCCAAAGGGTTGATCCAATATCTAAAGATGATATTGCAAAAGAACTTTGGAAGAGAATGTTAAATAACCTTCCTCACATATTAAAAACAAAGGGTACTGAAGAAAGTATTAGAAGTGTAATAAGTGCATATGGTTTACCATCAACAATATTAAAAATACATGAATATGGAGGCCCTCAAAAATTACCTGGAAGACATTCAAAAAATATACATGATAGATTTTGTTATTCATTAAATCTTACACCTAGTTCAAATATAACTGGTTCATGGGCTCCACTAACTGGTTCAAATGATAAAGTAAGTTTTCCAAATACTATGCAGGTTAGATTTAATATACCTGACAAAATAGAAAATAAACAAGACATGGTACTTTGGAATACATATAGTGGTAGCGTTGCAGTATGGTTAGAACATACTGGTTCATATGTTTCAAAAGAATCTGGTAGTGTTTATGGTAGAATGGTATTTGGATTAAGGTCTGGTTCTTTTGGACATCAAGGTGGCCACAAATATGTAACTGCATCTACTCAATGGGCTCCTTTATATGATAATGATTGGTGGAGTGTAATGCTTACAAGAACAGAGCCTGGATTTAAGAAAACTACTGGCTATGCTTTTACTTCATCCAATAACGTACTTGACCACGAAGAACAAGACTTAAGATATGACCTTTATTGTAAAAAAATGTCTGATTATTCTAGATTTGGTAGAATAAATTGGGGAGTTAGTGCAAGTATAGATATATCTGGATCTCTAGGAGAACCATCTAAGAGTTATAATAGAGCTTGGGGATCTACTGGAAGAAATCCAGTTAACTTCCAACCTATTATAGATTCTAAGTATCCAGGAACATTAAGACACTTCCTTGGTGGAGGAACAAGTTCTGCTGAAGGAGATGATTTTTTATCTGTTAGTGCAAGTCACCACCATCAACCAAATCCAATTGCTGGTTTTTCTGGATCAGTACAAGAATTCAGGTTATGGCAAACTCCTCTATCAGAATCATCTTTTACATATCACGTACAGTCTCCTACTTCAATAGCGGCAAACAACATAACAGGTTCGTATGATGAATTATTAGTTAGATGGTCAATGGGTGCTGATTTATTAAGATACCCTGTTTCACATAGTTTACTTATGTCATCAAGCCATCCATATGGTGAATCTAGATTTGCATCATCCGTACCAACAATACCTGGAACAAAGGGATATTTGAATGGGTTTAATCATATATCAGAATCTATTACTAAAACAGCTAGAAAAAATAAAGGATATAGTGAAGAGGAAGAAAGATATTATACTTTAATGCCTAGGTCAATCGGCCCAACATACTATTCTGAAAAAATTAGAATAGAGGATAATAAATTAAAGGGTAATCTTCATCCTATACAAAAAAGAGAAATAAGTTCTTTTGATAAAAATCCTCTAGATTCTAATAAGCTTGGTGTATTCTTTTCTCCTACTGATGAAATAGATTTAGATATTGCTGGAGAATTAGGACCATTTGACTTTGACAATTTTGTTGGCGATCCTAGAGACACATATAACAGAAAATATACTGAATTAATCAGGCTTAATAATCACTATTGGAAAAAACACCTGGGTAATCCAAATTTCTTTGAATTTTTAAGGATACTAAAATACTTTGATGCATCACTATTTAGAACGGTTAGACAATTAATACCAGCAAGAGCAAAAGGCCAAGTTGGTTTATTGGTTAAACCGCACTTATTAGAAAGGCCAAGGGTACTAAAATATCCAAGTGCTAGTAGGGTTGGTTATAAAGTAAACGTAGATGAAGACCATCCTAACGATATGACAGTGTTAGACGCACATATAAATTTATATGAGTCTGCATCTTTAACTGGATATAGTGCTGGTGAAGGTGGGCCATTTATTTATACTGGTTTAACTGGTGGTTCTAATATTCATCGTAACGGTTCGAATAGGTTAGGAACTAGACAAGGCGGATTTATGTTAACTCCGTCTTCCTCACAAGACCAACTAACAAAACATGCAGAACCTGCAGCAACCAAAGAGCCTGTAACCAATGAACAAAGACTACAAGCATTAGATCATAGAACAGTAGGAGAGTTTGAGGGTGACATTATATGGGATGATAAATACGGTTATTTTGTTAAACAATANGGAAGTAGATTTATACACACAACCGTAGAATTCCCAAAAAAGTCTGGTGCCGGTGTTGACGCTTTTGGTGCAAGAGTTTGGAATGCATATTATCGTAGAGATGCATGGGGAATGACCATTCATACTCCTCCTCACCCAGGAATACATGGTCCTCACGGATACAATTATGATAATTTTACTGCTTCTTCAGCGACAGATGTAACTGATGGGTATGTTAGGTATGGATTAAATAGAAAACATACATCAGAACAATACATACCATTCATAAGTCAATCAAGAAAATCTTTTGAAAGATACAAACAAAATAATTATTATGCATCTGAATTTAGCCAATCATTAGGTAAAGCTATTCCAAGAAGGCATATACAAAATTGGGGTAATCCCGCAGTATTAGGAGGAACAGGACATCCTTTCTATAAAGGTTCTTCAATACCATCTGGTTCTAAACCAGCATTACCAAGTCATAGTTTAAGTGAGTCAGCAGAATATCAAGACTTCAAACAAACTGCTTTGCAAAACCTTTATTGGCATGGTTGCAAATTGGTTGGATCAGACTTTAATATGGAATCTTCAGAAACAGTAGATGGTGGACCAGTAGTAGAGTTTTATGATGTTAGTCCATTTAAGTATGTTGCAGCCGATGAAAATGCTGATGGAAAATTATTAACGGCTGGAGAAGGTATTGGAGAACAATTAGCAGGTAGACAACAAAACGCACCAGTTGGAAGACAATATCAACAACCACCTGGACAAAGTTTAAGAGGTGGAACACCAGCACCAAGAGGACGAAACTTTAACAGTTAATAGAACTTAAAATCGTCTTAAAGATATATTTATATATGAAATAAATAATAGGAGCAATAATATGGGATATTTAGACAAAACAACAATTACAGTAGATGCAATTCTAACAAAAAAAGGTAGAGAACTTTTAGCTAAGGGATCAGAATTTTTTGAAATAACACAATTTGCCTTGGCAGATGATGAAATTGATTATAACTTATGGGATGTAAATCATTCTTTAGGTAGTAATTATTACGGACAAGCAATAGAAGCCCTACCATTGGTAGAAGCTGTACCTGACGAAACTCAGGTTTGTAAGTATAAGTTAGTTACGCTACCAAAAAATATTGCAAGAATGCCAACTGTTACGGCTGTACCAACAGCTATTACCTTAACAAGTGCTGGACAAAATGCCCAAATATCTCCTACAACAACTAACTTTGCAAATGGAAATGCAACTTATGGATATACTGCAATACTATCTGATTCAGATGTTTGTTATCTAAATGTTGCACCTGGTGGAGGAATAGATTCAAGATATAATCCTACCGTTGCAGATTTTGCTGGAGATTCAACAAAGTCTATTTCAGTAGTTGGAAGAAGATTCCAAGTAGTTGCAAAACCTCAACCAATTGAAACAAAAACAGCTACAATAACCCTTATTGGAAATGAAACTGGTGGTGTTATCACAGTTACTGTAACTGTTAATAAAGAAAATCTAAGTAGTAATATCTTAGAAGAAGCAATGTACTAAAATAGGAGAATAACTAATGGCTAGATATGCAGATAAATTTAATCGTTCACCAAGAAGAAACCAGGTAGAAAGAGTTGGTAGAACAAGAGACTTACCAAGAATAAGACAAGTAAGGCGAAGACCAACATCTCCTGTTATGCAACCAATCTATAAAAGATTCGGTCCACAGGATATAGTTGATAGTGGCGATACAGATACAGTTACTTCTGCATTATTTTCTAATCAGGATGGAGTACTAACTAGAGGTGAATATCATTTATCAACTGTACAAAGTGCAAGTTCTGGTGAATATTATTTAGATGTATATAGAGAAGAATCATCCCTTAATCCAGATAGAGAAGTTCAATTTTCAGTTGGTTATGGACACTTCAAAGGATCAGGATCCCAAGTACCACAATATGCAACTGAAGGATTTACTCCTACAAAAGCAATACATTCTCAATACGCAAATTTATTGTTGTCTCCAGGAGACTCTCAATTTACATTGGTAAATAGATCTGGTTCATTACCAAATAATTTAAACATGTTTCATTTTATAAATGTACAAAGATCTAGACTAAAAGAAAGACTAGATCCAGGAAACTGGGAATTACATCTTGGTGGTTGGGGCGGTCATCATGCTGCTACCCCACAAACCCCATATGCTAGTCAAGATATTCCATCACATTCTATAATAAAACTTATTGATGATTCAACAGTTTCTGACGGTACAGTTGCAGAAGCTGGAACAGTTTACAAAATTGTAAGTGGTACAATAGCAAATGGTCCAGCCCAAACATCAGGTACACCTGTAGAATATGGATTATTTTATCCTGATAATGGTGTATTTATATTAGATTCAGAGGGAATAGACGGAGCAATTGGACTATATATAAATTCTGGGTCTAACGCATATTGCGCTACCCCAGTAACCGTTTCAAATGCAAATACAACAGCATTTTTCCACTCTGTTAGTGGTTCATCATATTTTGCAGCAAGAAATAAAGAAACCGTTCACGCAACCCATTACTTTATTAGGGTAAGAAATCAAGATTATAACTTTAGTAATAATCCATCTTTTACTTCAGGTTCGCAAGGAACATTTACTCATCCATCATTTTTCAAAGACCCTAAGGTTTATATAACTACTGTAGGATTATATAACGACAACAATGAACTTTTAGCTGTTGCAAAAATGAGTAAACCATTATTAAAATCTTATAATAGAGAAGCACTAATAAGGGTTAAACTTGAGTACTAGGATAGGTTTGTCATGATATGTCGATATTTAAAAAAATTCCTAAAGATGATGTAGTAATATCCCCGTATACGGCTCACAAAAAATATACGCTACTCATTAAAAATTATTCTGGTTCATTTAATGGACTTGAAAAAGCTGATGTATATACGTATGAATCTAAACATGCGCATGCATTTTTAAAAGATGCCCATGTTTCTCCAACAAAATACCAACACATAATAATAGGTAATGAATTTAATTCTGGTAGTGAAGTAGAGACTACAAATAGATTTGCTAAAAGATCTATCCACGACTCTCTTCAACATATGTACTATAATTCAGTACGAGACCTATCAAACACTTTTTGTGCTGAACCAACATTTAATGAATACAGAGAGTTAAATGGATCTGCTCAAATAATGTCAATTCCACAAAGAATGTTTGGTGATAAGATACATGAATCAGATAGCCATCAAACATCTGTAAAAATTGTATCAGGATCTTTAGATGCATCTGGAAACTTAAATTTAATAGAAATAAGAGATGATGGAAATGGTAATCTTTATGATATAGAGGCTGGAGGACTAAATAGTCCATTGTCAATATATCAATCTATGACAGGAAGTTTAGTTTATAGTGTAGGTTTTAATGAACACTATAGGTACCATCAGAAACACGTTGGTGCACATTGCCCAGCCTTTCCAGTAATACTTGAAGAAAAATCAAGATATGCTACAGACACAAGAGGACATACTTTATTTTTTAATACGGGTAGCAAAAGTCATCATGGTACAGGTTTAATGTTTGCAGGAAAAAGAGGTGCAAATATATATGATAATAGTAGATGGAGTTATTTTAGAAGCAAAAAACATCAAAATATAGATTTTAGAAAGGACGAAGATTTTGCATTAAGCTTTTGGTGTAATCTTCCAACATCCCAATCAGACACAACAGGATACCATAATTACATAATGACATCTGGCCAAGGAGACCACCATGATTATGAACAAAATAAAAGATGGAGAAGTAGATTCCCATTTGATGTTGCTGTTTATAACCAAAGAACCGGATTAAAAGAAAGGTGGAAACTTCAACATATGAATACCCAAAAGAACGCTAGTGGTATGCTTAGAATACGTAATGATGCAACCCATTCTGCAACAGACCCAACTACAACTCCGTCTGAATCTGTATTTATTCAATTAAAGGATGCGTTGGGAACAAGTGTAGATTTTTATTGTACAACACAATCTGGAGATTTTACATCCCAAGCAACATATCCAACAATTAGTTTTCATGGTGGAATAACTGCTTCTGCCCTACTAATGGCTAGTCAGGCTAGTGCTAGAATAAATCAAGGAATATTACATGGATATACTGCTTCTGGTAATCCTTTCCCATTGCTTGTAAGTGCAAGTGCAAAACTAACATCTTCAGTTGCAACATACGGTGCAGCCTTAATATTTTCGCAGTCAATAGCGGGTAGAGCAGGTAATGTTGTAAATGGAACTAGGCACGGTATAAATGGTAGTATTGCAACAAATAACACGTTTAATAATGGTGGATCTACAAATTTTGCCGGAGGAGATGGTCCATATACACCTGCAATGATGTATACTGGTTCATATTTGGTCCTGACAACAAGAGGCCAAAATTATGCTGGACCAACAAGTACAAATCATGCAGATACTGGTAGTTATGAAAGACACGTATTTTATTGGTCAACTGGTTCAACTGCTCCACCAATACTACATAGTTCAAGTGTAGATGGAATAACAACCCATAGCACAACTGTAATAGACTTAGGTGCACCAACAAATTATTCTTCTGGTAGTCAAGATTCTTTTGCCATTGCTTCAAAATCTTTTCAAACTATTGTTGGCCACCCTTCATTTTCTGGAGCTTTAACCTCTAGAAAATTCCCATACGACGGCTACACCTTTTTTAGATATTGGGATTTATATACACCTAAAAACACCAAAGTCGACTATGAAGTATCGCCGTCAACACATGGTAATGTACCACAATTTAAGAGTGCAAGTGTTACTGGTCCATTTTTTAGTAGACCAGAAAATGGTTTTGATAGCCAAGGAGGAACAAATACCGCAGCTACTTTTAGCGCAGTTCAAAGTCTAAATGGAAGATTTGGTCAACCTGGTCAAATACTTGCCCGTAGAAGTGATGGTGTTAACTTATTCCAAGTATCATCATCTACAATGGTAACTGAAAGTTGGAATCATGTTTTATATCAAAAAACTGGTTCTATGTTAGAATTATATGTTAATAATAATCTTGAATGTAGACTAACTGCTAGTGATGAAGGCCAATGTAAAAATAACGATGATTTATATTTTGGTGTAGCAACTAGAATGACATGGTCTGGTAAATATAAGAAAAATGATGCAGGCGAAATATTTATAAATAGACAAGGACACGCTGCAAGAGAAATGGTTAGGGAATATATGAGACCTATATCAGGAGCCCTTGATGAAATAAGAATCTATGATAAAGCCCTAAAAGCAGATCAAAGAAAACTCTTATATAATTGTCCAAATGGTACTCCATTTATTGGTAATGTATTTTATGAACATGGATTAGTTGTGGTAACTCACCCTTCTCAAAGCCAAGATTCAGAGGGAGAACAAATTCGTGGAAAATACTCTGGATTATTAACACAATGTACATTATCATTTAAAAACACATATGAAATACAGGAGCATGAATATACTTTAAATATAAAGCGTGGTGAATATAACTTTACAATGAACTCAAGTATATTAGAAAAATCAAAAGAGGGCAATAGAGAAAGTAAAATAGCTTCATTCGTAACTGATACACAATGGAGCCCATACATCTCTACTGTTGGGTTATATAATGATGCCGGACAATTATTGGTTGTAGGAAAATTGTCTAGAGCACTAAAAAAAGAAGATGCATATGATACTACTATTGTAGTACGATATGACACGTAAAAAGAAAAGTTATGGCGAGAAGAATAAGTAAGGCCAGGTCTAATGCAATAAAGCATGGATACCGGTCAGGTTTTGAACACAAGGTTGCAGACCAATTAAAAGAGTCTAAAACTAATTTTGACTACGAAATAACTGTTATAGATTATATTAAACCACAAACAAGCCATAAATACACTGTTGATTTTACTTTACCTAATGGTATTCTTATTGAAACTAAAGGAAGGTGGGTTTTAGAAGATAGAAAAAAACACCTGTTAATAAAAGACCAACGCCCAGAATTAGATATAAGAATAGTTTTTCAAAATGCAAACGGAAAAATTAGAAAAGGATCTAAAACAACCTATTCAGATTTTTGTGAAAAACATGGTATTCTTTGGGCAAATAAAGAAATACCTCCGTCTTGGATAGCTGAAAAAAGTCACTAAATATTTTTTTAATTGAATAATTTTTCTTATATTAAACTATGAATAAGTTAAGATTAGTTCAACTACTAGAGTCTATTCTGTTGCGAGGTAATCACAACCAACAGAGTAATGAAATAACATTTCATTGTCCTTTTTGCAAACACCATAAAAAGAAATTAAATGTAAATTTAATAACTGAAAAATGGCATTGTTGGGTATGTGGAGTTGGAGGCCACAAAATTTTTAACCTATTTAGAAAATTAAAGGTAGAACAAAGGTTCTTTGATACACTTTCTAGAATTACAGGATATAGGCTAAGTAATACTACCATAGATAAAAAATATGAACTATTGTCATTACCATCAGAATTTATTCAACTGTCTGAGTCTAGCTCTTCTAACCCAGAAGCTAGAAATGCACTTTTATATTTAAGAAAAAGAGGATTAACTAACCAAGATATACTAAAATACAATATTGGGTATTGTTCGTCTGGAAAGTATGGTGGTATGATTATTATACCAAGTTACGATAAAGATGGAATATTAAATTTTTTTACTGGTAGAAGTTATTATGATGTAAATTTTAAACACCTTAATCCTACTGTTTCAAAAGATATTGTTGGATTTGAATTATTTGTAAATTGGAATGAACCCATAACTATAGTAGAAGGAGCATTTGATGCAATAGCTGTCAAAAGAAATTGTATTCCTTTGTTTGGCAAACTAATACTGGATAAATTAAAAATAAAAATATTAGAACATGACGTAAAAAGAATAAACATTGCCCTAGATAAAGACGCAATGAAAAATGCTGTAAAAATGGCCGAATACTTTAACGGTAGAGGAATTGAAGTATATTTTGCAGAACTAACAGAAAAAGACCCATCAGACTTGGGATTTAAAAATATAACGAGGTTAATAAATTCTATTAAAAAATTAACCCCACAAAAATTATTGGAGTATAAAATAAATGCATATTAACATTGGATTTGAAAGTGTAGAAAAAATTTTACACGTAGCAGATGTACATATTAGAAACTATAAGCGCCACAAAGAATATAGGCAAGTCTTTAGAAAGCTATACAAGGAGGCAAAACAACTACCAAAAAATAGTTTAATATATTTAGCGGGAGATATTGTACATACAAAAACAGATATTAGTCCTGAACTAGTACAGATTGTAAGTGAGTTTCTAAATAAGTTGGCAAACATACGACCAACAGTTGTAATTGCTGGTAACCATGACGCAAACTTAAACAATTCATCTAGACTAGATTCTTTAACACCAATTATAGATAACCTTGCAAATGAAAACTTATTTTATCTAAGGGATAGTGGAATATATAATATAGCTGATGTAGATTTTGTCGTTTATTCTATTTTAGATAATCCAGAAAAATGGCCAAATGCAAAAGATTCAAAATCAAAAAATAAAATAGGTTTATTCCATGGAGCTGTAAATAATTCTAAAACAGATGCTGGATATACTGTTAGAGACGAAAATCTACCATTAAAAACATTTGATGGTTGCCATATGGTAATGCTTGGTGATATTCATAAATATCAATACTTAAATAAGGGTGAAACAGTTGCATATGCTGGATCACTTATACAACAAAATTTTGGTGAAACATTTGAAAATCATGGATATGTTATATGGGATATTAAAACCAGAAAATCACAATTTTTTAATATTCATAATGATTATGGGTATTATACTTTACGGGTAAAAGATGGCATTTTACCAAGCATAGATAATATACCAAAATACCCAAGGCTAAGGTTTATAACTGAAAACACAACACAGGCCCAAGTAAAGGAACTGCTTGTTGAAATTAGAAAAAAGTGTAAAGTATATGACTTTGTAGTAATAAAAGGAGATAGGCTTTCTAATATATCAAATAATTCTAGAGGAAGCATTGCTATAACAAAGGATATTAGAGACTCAGAATACCAAAATAAACTTATAGAAGAACACTTAGAAAGAAACTTTTCAATAGTAGACGATTCAATATTAAAAAGAATAAGAAATATAAATAGAGACCTAAATAAACTTTTACCAGATGTAGAAATAGGTAGAAATATAAATTGGAAACCTAAAAAGTTTGAATTTTCTAATATGTTTAGCTATGGAGAAAATAACTCTATAGATTTTAATAACATGCGAGGAGCAGTAGGAATATTTGCACCTAATCATGCTGGAAAATCTGCAATACTAGATGCATTGGCATATTGTATATTTGATAAATGCTCTAGAACAAAAATGGCAGCCGCAGTAATAAATAATAAAAAAAATAATTTTAGTTGTAAATTAAATTTTGAAATAGACGGTGTTGATTATTTTATTGAAAGAAAAGGTAAACGAAAAAAAGATGGAGGTGCAAGAGTAGACGTAGACTTTTGGATGATAGGTGAAGATGGAAATCCAATATCACTTAACGGTGATCAACGGGTATATACAAATAAAAATATACGTGGATACCTGGGTAATTATGATGATTTTGCCCTAACAGCTTTATCAGTACAAAACAATAATACTGGATTTATTGATAAAACACAAACAGAAAAAAAAGATCTTCTATCCCAGTTTTTAGATATAAGTGTATTTGAAGAATTATACCATTATGCAAATGAAGAAATAAAAGACGTACAAGTATTATTGCGAGATTTTAAAAATACTGATTTTTCTCAAAAACTACACGATGAAAATATTCTATTAGGTGAACTAAAGGAAACATACTCGGTAACAGAAAAAGAAAAAACAATATTATTAAAAAGTGAAAAAGCTGCAAATAAAAAGATTATAGAATATACGTCTAAGATAATCCAATTAGATCCTGAAGTACCTGAAAGTGTAGAAACACTAGAGTCTGATGCTAAACAGCTAATTATAAATCTATCAACTGAAAAATCAAAATTAGAAAAATATGAAAAATATACTGAAGAAAACAAAGTAGAATTCTATAATCTAGCTAAAATATTAAAAACATATAATAGAAAAACCCTAGATACTGATTATATTAGAAATAGCCAAGTAGAAAAACTACTACAAAAACTAAATCATGAAATAGAAATGATGAAAGTAAAGGTTAAAAATAAGCTTGATACTGTAAATCAACTCCATGCACATGAGTATGATCCAGACTGTGAATATTGTTCTGATAATTCTTTTGTAAAAAATGCTGAAACAGCTAGGCAAGAATTACCCAAGTTAAAGTTGGAAACTGAAAAATTACTAAAAACAAAATCAAACCTTGAACTAGAGTTATCTAGCCTAAAACAATCAGTTACAAAATCAAATGAACTAAAAGAATTAGATTCAAAAATTTCATTAATAAAACAATATCAAACAGAAATAAAGGTAAAAACAGTAACTAGAAAAGCCAATATAGATAGTAAGAAAGTCCTACAAATATCAATAAATAGATCAATAGATAAGTATTATGAAAATAAGCGGTCTATAGTTTCAAATATTAAGATAAATGAAAAGATAAACCTAAAAGATGATGAGTTAGATTCTATTAAGAATAGTTTATCAACAACAAATTCAAAACTACAAAATGAGTACAGTAATATTAGTGTTTGTCAGAAATCAATAGAAAATATTTTAGAATCAATAGAAAGAGCACATGATTTAGAAGAAAGACTAAAGGCATACGAATACTACTTAAGTGCAATTCAAAGGGATGGTGTACCATATGAACTAATATCTGAAATATTACCCTATGTAGAAGAAGAAGTAAATATTATTCTTTCCCAAATAACTGATTTTTCAATACAATTTGAAACAGATGGAAGAAATATAAATACATACATAGTCTATAGTGATGATGAAAAATGGGCATTAGAAATGACTTCTGGAATGGAAAAGTTTGTTAGCTCATTAGCTATAAGGGTTGCTTTAATAAATGTTTCAAATTTACCCAGGCCTAATTTCCTAGCTATAGATGAAGGGTTTGGAAACCTAGATTCTGGAAACCTAAACTCAATTTTTTCTTTATTTGATTACTTAAAATTAAATTTTGATTTTATGATTGTAATATCCCATATCGATTTAATGAAAGATGCAACAGATAATATATTAGAGATAAATCAAACCAAAGGTTATAGCAAGGTATTGTATTAAATTCACCTCTTAATTGATATTTATATAATGATTAGTTAGGAGTTATTTATACATGGCAAAAATATTAAGGTTCAAAGAACCAACAGCTTTTACACCACTAGATTATAGGGGATTAGATACTATACCGGTATTTATTGCCGAAGAGGGTGGAAAATCCTACGACTACTTTGGTTTTACAAAGGTACCAGAAGAACTTGCTGCAGGACGAAATCTATTAGCTTTAACTGGAACAAAAAATCTAGTACCGGGATCAGAAATAGCTATAGAGGTTTTAGATCCAAACGGTAATTTAATACCAGTTAGAACATTTGACCACATAGGTTTTGGAAACGAACGGGTGTTTTCAATAGAGGTTGCTGAAGGTACTCCTGAAGGAGATGCAGTAATTACAGTATGTGGGGTTGTAAAAGGTAAAGTTGCTTATGATTCCGCAGCACAAAGAAATCTTTCAGAAAGAATGCCTCGTAGATTTTCCAACCAATTCAATATACGTTGGACAAAAAGATTAAATTGTTATCCTAGAAAAAGAAATACTTCTGATCTTGTATTTTTTCCTAATCCTGATATAACAATAGAAGAAATAAAAAGACCATATTGGAAACTAAACTATAACCAAGACCTTGCGTCTACTCCACAAAACCAAGCAACAAATTCATTTGAATTAATTGCTCCATTTACAAATAGTCAAGAAATACAAATAGACGTCAAGGATGGATTCATATATAGATTTATAGCAGCTAGTCCAACAGCAACCCCGCCAGACTCTTCTCCAGTTTTCTTTTTTGGTACAGGCTCTTCAATAGCAGAAGACGTTGTAGCTGTTAGAGACCAAATAAACCAGGCAAATATAGGTGTAATAGCACAAACAGGATCCTCTACTGCAATCTTAGGAATAACATCTTCAGCACCAGGTGTTGTTGGTAATCTATATACAGTATTCACTAGTTCTTTTTCTGTATTACTAAATACAGCATCTGCATGTATAACACATGAATCCATATCCATGTTTAGGTCTCAATCAAATGAATTAAGTTCAAGTGGTTGGAATTTTAGTTCTGGTAGTTTCTTTGTAGGTCATGAAGTAACAGATACAGTTAGATTCGCTATAACAGGCTCACAGTATGCTGCAGGAGCCAATAATATAACTACTAATAATGGTGTACAACCAACAATATTTATACCATCTGGAACAACTAGTACAGTAATGGCTAATACTATTGTTTCTCATTTTAATTTTAGCTCTTCATTATTTGCATATAGTTCTTCAATAGGGCATATGTCTGCATCATATGAAAATGAAGAACTGTGCTTTCACTCAAAGATACCTTCTGGTTCTGATGGAAATAATTATGTATTTCAAACAACCTCATCAAATGCAACTGTTCACACGGTAAATTTATCTGGTGGAGTTGGACATACACACGGACCATTTTCAACAAGTTTACAAATGCAATTAGGTGGAGGTACACAAACATTTACATCAGTAAATACTGGTTCTACATACTCACTAGTATCTACTGGTTCAATATCTGATAGTGGTCAAACTAATACATCTACAAATATAAAATATGAAGTTCAAGGAGATAAGTATTTCTTATTTTGTGAACCTAATCCAGACTTTGGTGGTTTTACTGATGATATGGTTGGTGGTACAATATTTTTTCCAAAGCCTGTAAGCCCATATCCCGCTGCATATAATGGACCATTTAACAACCCACTATATAATGAATTAGAAGATGGAGATGGAAATGGATCTTTAGATACAGGATCTGGCCAATTTATATATACTAATCAAGGAGCATTTGCAACATATATTATAGAAAGAATTTCTCCATTACAGGTTAGAGTAAATAGTCCCCATACAACATTTCAAGGACTAGGTAGAGAAAATCAAAAAGAAGTATTTCACCAAAAATTTGACTATAGTCCATTTAGATTAGATTGGGGCCAAGACCCTGTTAGTAAGGAAGATTCATTATCTGCAAAAGATAGATTAGACGAAAATAAAAAGTTTTATACATCTTATGCATATGTTCAATTTAATCATTTAACACCATTAACTGGTGATGTTACAAGAATAAAAACATACATTAGAAATGACCAAACAGTAAATGATTATCATTTGGTTGGTGATAATCCTGTTTTTGCTCCTGAATTATTGATTCAATCTGCATCTTTAAGGTCTAGATTTCCAGCTGGTGATTTTTCAAGCTTTGGTGTTAGTTCATCTTTACACCAATACTGGACGTCTTCAACTAGTCCTGGATCAACAACAGCAGCCCCACAACTTATCGGTTTTAAAATGAATACTGATAATTTACAAAACCCAGTTGTTGAATCACTACAAATTGGAGACTCAACCCCAAATTCTTCACAAGCACTAAGTGGCAATGAGTACTGGACAGTAGAATCATCTGTACCAATGACTTTAAGAAAAGACCAGTATTATCAAGTATCATTTAAAGCATTTGCAATAAGAACATCAAATTCTGAATCAGCTAGTCCTAACCTAGACGTATATTTGTACGGGGATGCAGTAAAAGACGATGACATTTGTGGTAAACAAATAGGAACTATAGAACGAGTAAATAATGTTGAAAGAATAGATTATCCAGATCCTTTAGATTTTAATATAAGCAAAGGAGAAAAATTTACATTTAAGGCAGATGCAACTGAATTTGCATATCTTAAATTTAAAATAAATAGAGGACTATGGTATTTATCAGATATATCAGTCAAACCATTTGACCATTTTGGATATACCCCTCACTATTTTGATGCAATAATACCAACAACAAAGGGTAATGTTAATACTAAAGATGCATTAGACTTTAGGTTTGAATTTTATAATGATGACCATAGAAAAGCAACATACACGGCTGATATAAAAAATGTAGAATTTGATAATGAATTCACGTTCACAGCAACAAGTGTATTTTTTAGTAGTGCTAGTATAGATACTTTCTTTGGTAATACTCCAATAGGTGATAATGATTGGATTAAGGAAAGAAGCTCATCTGCAATATTACCACATGAACAACCCCAAACCCACCATCCAATATATCACGAAGCAAATGTTGGTGTTGGTGATTTTTCATCAACAACTGTTGACCATGCCCTACATATAAAAAGAAAACAGTTAGGAGGTAATACGGTAATAAAAGCAGAATCATTTTCTTCTTCTATTCTTGAATTAGCTTCAGACATAGGAGGAGCTGGACCAGCTAGTAGAAGTGCATATATAATAATAAATCAAAATAATTATGCAACTGCTTCAATAATAGGATATACAGACAAAGAAAATAAAGATCCAGGCGGTGCAACAATGACTGGTGTATCTAAGGGTAGTTTTGTAATACATGAACGACATGCAAGGGTTATGGCATTTGGTGTAGGATCTACTTCTCCACTACAACTTGCAACTGGAAAATCCTCTAATTTTGCAAACATTGGATATGGAGGAGTTTTTGTAGGACATAGAAATGTACAACCTGGTAGTTTTGAATATGAACTAGATATTTCAGGTAGTAATATAATACGTAGTGGTACTTTATTTTTACCAGATGCTGAGGTAACAACTAGTGCAGGCGTTAACTATTTACTTGGTACAAAAGACGCAATTGGAAGAACTAAAAAGGTCACACTTGATAGTGTATTAGTTGGAGACATGGATTGGCATATTCAATCAACATATATTAGCCAATCTAGGGTAGTTGGAACAGCTGGTAGAACGGTTGTTATTAGTGATGGGCCAGATGTAAATTCGGCCATAGCACCAAATTCATATATTTTCCAAGTATCACAAAGTAGTGCTACACCAAGGGTACAATTATTAGGTATACCTTCTGGTTCAATAACAAGGATTTTAGGACTAGATGACGCTGGAAGACTGATAACTACTGGATCTACTAAATTATCTGCTACTTCAGCTGGTGGTGGAGACGATAATGATTGGCATGTCCATACAAATGGTGGAACAGCACACGTAACTTCATCAAGACATGTAAATGTAACTGGTTCTATTACTGCCTCTAGTCAAGTAGTTGCANCCCTTTTTAAGGGTGGAGACAGAAATGAATCAAGAGGAACCTTTGGTAGTGATGTACATACTCTCCAAGGATCATTAGTTGTTGGAGAATGGAATGGCTCTGCAATGGGAGTTTCTCATGTAGACGGTGGTGCCGAATCCCTAATAGTTGGTGCAGGTAATACCGTTAGAACGGACAATTTACGAGCAATAGTTGTGGGTCTAAATAATTCATCCTCAGGCCATGCAAGTATCACTGTTGGTTCAGATAATTATAACGACTCAGGAGACCAAACACTAATAGCTGGATCAAGTAATAGATCTAATGGATCTAAAATTAGTGCTTTAATTGGAAGCGCTAATGTTGCTACAACACAAGATCTTCAATTTGCAATTGGTGCTGGATTACATATGTCATCGTCAACAGGAGGTTTTGTTGCTGTTGGTAAATATAATAGAAAATATACACAAGATGCATCCTTTATTGTTGGGGTTGGACCTGCAGATGGAGCTAGACAAGATGCATTATCATGTTGGGGTGCAGGACCAGGAATAGGTACTCACTTTCATTTACCAACCGTTACTACAGCATCTGATGATGGTGGTGGTGTAGGGATAGGATTATATCCAGCATATCACCTAGATATTAGAGAACAAGAGTCAAGTCAACACCCAGTAAGGGTACGAACATTTAATAAGGCAGGTGGATCACTTCTAACCTATAATAAATCAACAGGTATAATTACTTTTGCAGATCCAGATTCTGCCAATCCAATTGATAAAGACATAAAAATAGGACATGCATCAGCCGACGTTTTCTTCCTTAATCCTAACTCTCCAACAATGCAATTTATATCTGGTTCTTTACAACTCATAAGTAGTACAGCTACTACAAGTTCAAACCAAGGATACTATACTGGTTCTGCTATAATTGGAGAAGTAAAGACAGACCCTAACGATGATAAAAGTTTTTATATATCTAGTTCCCTTAATCAATCTGCAAGTATGTACTTTTCTGGATCTGGTAGGTTAGGATTTGGTACAACGGACCCTAAATCAGATTTTGAAGTAGTTGCAGATGATATTAGATTTGTAAAAAGATCAGCTGATAGAGGTATAAAAATGAATAAAGAAGGAAACTTCGAATCATTTGCTCAGTCAGCCGATGCTGCTCAAACTGGTAGTGAATACATACTTATGTATACTAGAGGAACACCAGCTGCCCCACAAAAAGCCCAGATAGGAGATGTTATGGGTTCAATACGTTGGACAATGAATTCGGGCTCGTTGGCTTTACTTAAACGTTCTTCAGGAGAAGCTGCAAAAATTAGAGTAGTTGCCGCTGCAGTTACAGATACTGGTGTTGCTGGAGATATGGAATTCCAAATAGATACTTCAGAGGCCAGTAATTTAGTTCCAGCAACAGCCCTTGCTTTACGTACAACAGGCACACACGAAATAACAGGGTCATTAAACTTATCTGGAAACATATTGCATCAAGGAGCTACTTTAGATATAGCAAATCAATTAAGACATCTTGGTGATCCAGATACTAATATACAGTTTACCACTAATGTAATTCAAATGTTTGCTGGTAACAATTCTAACCCTCAAATTACTATTGGTGGTACTGGTGTAATATTTAACCAAAACCATGCATCAGGATATGACTTTAGAGTTGAAGGAGATGATGACACCCACCTAATTTTTGCAGATGCAGGAATAGATAAGGTTGGTATAGGAACAAGTACACCTGAAGAAAAATTACATGTTGTAGGAAATGTAAAAGTAACTGGAAATATAATAGCTCAAAATTATGTTGTGTCTTCATCTGTGACCAATATAACATATCAAGCACTTTCTGGCTCTACAATATTTGGTGATACGTCTGACGACACCCACACGTTTACAGGAAACATAACATCATCTGGAAATATTGTTAGTTCTGGAACAGGATCATTTGCATATATTAGCGCTTCAGGTAATATAAGTGCAAGTGGAGATATAGCAGCAAGCAATATTTTCTTACCAGATGGTGGTAAAATACGTTTTGGAAATAGTCACGATTTCTCCATAAGCCATGACGGTTCAGACTCAGTACTATACGATTCTGGTACTGGTGGAACTAAATTTAGAAGTAGTCAATTTAGAGTCATGAATGCAAATAATAATGAAACCCTAATAGATGCAGTAGAAAACTCACATGTAAAATTATACCACAACAATTCTGAAAAATTATCAACTAAAGCTACTGGTATCGATATAACAGGAGATATAACAGCCTCAGTCAATATAAGTGCAAGTGGAAATATTACAGCTGCAGGCTATATAGGTCAAAGGGTTAATATTGCATATGCATCTTCAAATATTTCATCACCAACACAAAACCTAATGTTTTATGGTGGTTCAAATGGACTCTCTAGTAATACTTGGAATGTTGGAATTGGCCAAACAAGTGGAAGTTATGGACAAGCATATATACCTCCACAATATATTAACAATTTACATATAATACCTTGTGCTGTTAAAGACGTAACTTTAAAATCAAATCAAAGATGTGGCCACACACAAAATCCAACCATATGGATTTATACTGGAAGTATTCATGACGATTCTAATGCACCTATTACTATGGGTTTTGCAGCTTCACAATCAATCCATGGTATTACAGGTGATGGCGAAACAAACGGGTCTGGTCAACGTTCATACCATATAAATATAACGGGAAGTAAATCATTTACACCAAACCCAGGACATGAATTAATGGCTGTGTTCATGAAAAACGAAGGTTCTGGAACCCAAGCCTGGAGATTTAATTATAGATTAGACGGAATAACAACGGAGTAATAATATGGCATTGCCTGATTTAACAAACCAAAATATTCAAGATACTTATCAACGGGTAGTACAAAAAGATACAAGTGGTCAATTACTTGATGGTACTGGTAGTGCATTGCCCATTAAGGTCGAAGGCAATAATATACGAATATCTGGTTCATTGATTGCCCAACAATATATAGTCTCTTCTTCCGTTACTAATATAACTACACTACAATTATCTGGATCTACTGAATTTGGAGACTCCACAGACGATACCCATACATTCTTAGGATACATAACAGCCTCAGGCGAAATAAGTGCAAGTGGTCAAATATTTGGAGATCAATGGGTTGGAAATGGTACAGTTTTTCCAGATTTTAATACAAACTCCCTAGCAAAAATTCAAGCAAATGCATCTGGAGTAACTATAAATCAGGGTCTTAGTGTTGATAACACTATGATAGGAGGTGTAGGTAATATAACAGCCTCAGGTAATATAAGTGCAAGTGGTGAAATTACATCAGATAGGTTAAAAGTTTTAGGAACAGTACCTTCAGTAATAACATCCGGTTTAACTATTGGAAGTGATTCTCCTACAAATGTTAATCTCCTTGTTGATGGAAATAGTAGATTTGAGTCTCATATAACCGCCTCAGGTAATATAAGCGCAAGTGGAAATATTACAATGGGTGATAGTCTATATATGGGTATAAATGATAGTCAACCCTTTGGGCGGATCAACATTGGAGGCCTTGATTATTGGAATATGTACTCTGGTCAGAATTATTCATTCCAACATATAAAGATAGGTAATACAAAACAACTCCAATTTGGTGCCAATGGTATATTTACTATGGAATTTACAACTGTTGGAGATGATTATTGGCGTTTCCAGAGTGGTTCCACAGACCTAATAACAGTTCCACAAGGACAACATGGTAACCATATAACTATACATCCCCTTTTAGCAGCTCAAGGCGATATAAGTGCAAGTGGAGATATATTGGGAACATCATTTAATGCACTAAATGGATCCACAAATGGTTATAAGATGGATGGTATATCTTTACTTTATAGAACTCAAAATTCTTTCAAATTAGGACCAGGAGGACAAGGAGTTTCCGGAGATATAATATTATCAAGTTCAAATATCACATTAAATGCCCCAGTAACAACATCAGGTAATATAAGTTCAAGTAGAACAAGTACAATATTCGGAGGATCAGGATCATTTCACCATTTAATAGGAGACACAACACAAGACACTGGACTACTTGTTTTAGGTGCAATAACGGCTTCTGCTGGTATAAGTGCAAGTGGTAATATATATGCAGACAAAATATACTCAGATAGTGCATTTTATTCAGCAGGGTATGGCGTTTTAGGAACAGATGGCGTTACAACAACAGTAGCAAAAACAGGGTTAAAAACTCACATAGATGGTACAAACATATATTTGGATGGACCAGTAACAGCCTCAGGCAATATAAGTGCAAGTGGGTATATTTATGCTGGTGGAGATATACATGCCGTTGGAGATGTAGTAGCATCTAGTACAACGCCTTCAGATTACCGTCTAAAAACAAATATAAAACCGATAAATAGCCCACTGGAAAAGATTCTCAGCCTAGAAGGTAAAGAATTTGAATGGAAAACGACTGGCAATTCAGATTTCGGTTTGATAGCACAAGATGTAGAAAAAATAATACCTAGATTAGTAAAGGAAAAGAATATATTAGGTGTAGAAGAAACACGGAAGGTTGTAAATTACATTTCAATAGTTCCCTTACTTATAGAATCTATAAAGGAATTAAATGATAAGATAGAGGATTTAAAGAATGGGAAATAATGTCAGTTTATTAACCCAAGCTGCAAATTTTTCAGCATCTATGACTCAAAGTGGAGATGTTAGCTTAACGGCCTTGTCCTTATTATCATCATCGGTTGGTGTAGTATCAATGTCCACAGAAGTACAAGCAGTAATTGGTGACTTTAAAAATTTTAACCATTCAAATACTAATAAACCAAACTCTTCTAGTACAATATATAAATTAAATAATTTTGATGGCTATGACCATTATAAAAATTGGATTTTTAAGTCTGGTAGTCAATTTTATCATCATACCACAGGCAAACCTGATACGTCACTAGCACCTGACATAGCATTATCCGCAGATACTTATGGTGATTCAAATATAGGCCACGCACCGGGAAGAAATGCTGCAATTATTTTAAGTAGTAGTGGAGAACCTGTAATAATAGTATGTTATAGAAATAGTTCAAACAACCACAAATATTGTGGCCACGTAATTAAGAGTTTTGATAGTGGATCAGCTGCAACCTCTGGAGGAGGTACTGGAAGTATACAAAGACTAGTAATTCCTGAAGGAGCTTTAGGCGTAACAAATGGATCAATAATAAATGCACATCCAATAGAATCTGGTTCAGCTTTAGTTCTTTCAAGAAACCAAAGTATAAGTGGAAAAACATATGGACAATTTATTGATGCAGCTGGAAATTTAACTAATCTAACAGCAGTACACACAGCCAAGACAAACAACTTTACCTCTATTACAAGTACTAATTTTTCTCAATCTGCGGTCGCATTTATTACTGGTAGAGGAAACATGGAAGCAAAACCTTCTGTAGTTAGAAAACAGGGTTCAACGCTTAATCCTGATATAGCAGCAGAACCTACAAAACCCTCAGGTTACAGTGGTTTTACTTGTGGTCTTCATGGTACTCTATTGGCATATAGGAGTGGATCAGATGATGGAGTTGTTAAAAAATTCTTTTATGTTTGTTTTCATTCTTATGGAGGAAACTACAAATCAAATACTTTATTTTATGCAACTCCAGCAAAGACAGAATACAATTCAGACACAGGCACATGGCAAACTATTGGTTCAACAAACTGGACACTAATAAACGATGATTGGAAAAATCAAACAGATGTTAGGGGTTCTAGTAACGTTGGAGATTTTGTGGGTAAGCACCCAGATACAGGAGATGATTGGATTGTGTGGTTTAGTTTAATGGGCGAAGGCCATGGATCTGACGGACAAACTTATTGTCATAGTGCAAGAATAACCCAAGCAGATTCTGTGACTATAACAGATTTATCTAGTCAATTAGGCTTAAACCATTATACTGGTAGTAGAAGGTATCTAAATACTGTTAGTGCTAATGCTGGTGGTAGATGCTGGCAACACTTTAATATAATATCTAAAAAAGATGTAAACACTGAATTTGTCTTACACTTTAATCACCAAGGTACTGGCTCTGCCCAAATAGCCCATTATAACTTTGACCTTAGAAATGGAGATTTAAGTCTTATTGCTCAACTTACTGCATCTACTAGACAATTGGAAAATGGTTCACCATCCCAAAACGGTACTAAGATGACTGTTGGTGGTATGTCTGGAAGGTATCACCCAATACCTTTAGGACCTTATTGGAATGCTAGAGATTTACAGCCAGTAGGAGAACCCCATGTAGGTTCAAAACACTACTTATATGAATATTCAGATAATACCACAAGTGTTAGTAAATCTGGTTGGATTAGAGGAACTTATTTAGAAAAAAGTTAGGAGAATTAAATATGGCAACATACAATGAACTAAAAACGGAATATATAGATAACAAATTGATTGCTTGGAATGGCGAAAACCTAGTTAGAGAATTTGGAAATTATAAATTATACCATTGGGATTGTGTATTTAGGTATTGTGGAAAAATAACGTCTAAAAATATAGCTGTTAGTGTAGTTATAGAGGATGGCGTAGAGTCTGCAGAATTAGATGATAGTGATGCTATATTTTTTAATAACCCACATTCAGGGTTTATGTCTACTTCTTTTGCAGATTTAAAAACAAAGGTGTCTACTGGAACAATAAAAAACTGGATCAGAAGAGAATTTTCAGGACCAACAATGATTGGTTATGTAGAATTTGTAAAATCAGATGATTCACTAGGTTATTATTGCTATAACTCTGGGTCTAATGGCTTTGAAATAACAGAAGTATCACCTAACTCATCATCTTTTTGGGAAACTGAAGACCCTGAAGAATAAAAATAAATAACTAATAATAATAGTGTAGAAAATGATATTTATATATGGCACAATTTAATACTAAAATAAAGTGGAATAATGCAAACTTTTTTTGGAACGACAATGGTTTTACATGGAGTGATGTAGAACTAATTGAAGAAATCACAAAAGGAGATACAAGTTCAACTGGTATAAAAAAGAAGGTTGATAAACTTGAACCAAAGAAAAAGAAAAGACTTATACACCTTATCATGCGTAAAAAAGGAATTAAGATATATGATGGTTCCAAAGTTGTAAAGGAAGACATAAAAATAGATATAGAAGATGTTGAGATGATAATTAAAGATATAAAAGCTAAACTAAAAGCGGAGAACATACATGTATAAACTATATACAGATAAAACAGAGATATTTGAATGTGACATAAATCTAACTGGTGCAAGTTTGACAAAAACAAAGGCTAGATTAGTCGTAGAAACAGCAGATTATAGTTTGCTTTTTAACGGTAAGGTAACTTCTGACGGAAAATGTACTGTGCCAATAAAAAAACTTAAGGGCATCATTGGTGAATCCATAAGTGGAAATATAAAATTAGAAGTAATAGCTGAAGATACATATTTTATACCATGGGAAAGTGATTTTTCTGTGGAGAAATCTAAGTCTGTAACTGTAGAAGTAAAGTCTCAACCAAGCAAAGATAGAATAGTAGAATCTTCTGGTCCAAAAGTAAAGGTATCAGGAATAAAAGAAAAGAAAATAACATTATCTGAAAAACAACATGTTGTAAATATATTAAAGATGTTAATAAAAGAAAACATAAATATAAATAATCTTTCTATAAAAAGAAATAAGGTAAATAATATTATAGCAGAATATGTTAGAAACAACCCAGTAAATGAATCTGGCCAAGTTATAGATACGGTGGTTAAAGTACTTTCAAAAAGAAAATAAGGGTTATATAAATGGCAAGACAAAAAACAAAATCGTCAGATAAATTTGGATCAGGTGGATCAAAGGATGGATCACCAGAAGAAAAATTCTTTACTGGAGATGTAGACATACAAATAGATCCAGAATGGAAAGCAATGGAAATGTTAAGAACATCAATAGATGATTTAACTGACGTAGTAAATGCTAATGATGCAGCTTCAGGATCTTATGCATCTCTTAAAAAAGAATATACAACAGCTTCAGGATCTTTTTCAACTAGAGTAACTACAAATGATGCTAAAGTAACATCACCTTTTCCCGCTTTAACAACAACTCAAGCTAAAACAACAGTAGAAATTAATAGTATAACACATGCAGCTGCCGCAAGTGTTGATGCAACTGATACTTTAATAATTGTGGTTGCAGTTACTTCAGGTAAAACAACAACTAAAAAAACATTTGTATTAAACGCATCGAGTTAATAAGACATGTCAGTAACAGCAACATATACAATATCTGCGGATAAATAATATATGCCAGCAACAGGAACAATTATATTTACTACCGTAGATGGAGGGTATCAAGGTGAAAACGCTATTATAGATAATACATCTACTTTTTACTTAGATGTAGGTAAAAGTTCAGCCTATGCTGCTGTAGAAATCTACGACGGAGGACCTATATTATCAAGTTATGGAACAGTTAATGGAATAAGTGTTATTATAGAAGATGCATATGGTCAACTTGCTGGCGGTAGTAATCCCAATACATTTAATACTAAACTACATCACGAATCATCGGGAGCTTTTACCTCACCAATACTCACATCTAATATTACTGGCACTGCACAAAACTTAGAAATTGGAGGACCCACCAATACTTGGGGTAAAACTTGGAGCCAAAATGATATATCAAATCTTAGGGTAAAACTTTGTGACCCAATAGAACCAAATGGCGGTGGTATAGCTTTGATAGCAACTTTTGTGTATGTAATCGTCCATTTTACACTACTAACCCCATCGTTTCTCCAGTTATCAAGTGGAAAAATAAAATTGTCAAGTGGAAAATTGGTATTATAGTGAAAATTTCTATATTTATATAAGATGATTAAATTAAAAGATATACTAAACGAAGGTGTATACGATCCAGGTATTTTCAAAGCAGTGTTTACTGCGGGTGGTCCTGGTAGTGGTAAATCATATGCTGCATCTTCACTTTTTGGAATGCCAGAGAAAATGCCATTCGTTTCTGCTCAAGGATTAAAATCTGTTAATAGTGATAAGTACTTTGAAACATTTTTACAAATGAAGGGATTAAGCCAAGATATATCAAAGCTCAGTAATGATGACCATAAACTTGCAATGATACTGCGAAATAAAAGTAAACAGGTTAGAGACACTGCCCTTAGAAACTATATTAATGGAAGGCTTGGCCTTCTTATAGATGGAACAGGTAAAAACTATGGAAACATAGCAAAACAAAAAAAGAAACTACAAGCTGTAGGTTATGACTGTTTTATGATTTTTGTAAACACTGATCTTGAGGTAGCTTTACAAAGAAATTTTGAAAGAGATAGAAAACTTCCATCAGAATTAGTAAAAAGTTCTTGGCAAGCCGTACAAAACAATATGGGTAAATTCCAAGCGCTTTTTGGTTCAAGTAATATGCTTGTTGTTGATAATTCAGAAAAAAAAGAGTTTCCAGATGTTGTTAAAAAAGGAGCAAATAAATTCATAAAAAAACCATTACAAAACCACATAGCTAAACAGTGGATTAAAAAAGAATTGGAGTTGAGAAAATCATGAGTTTAGGTAAGTGGGTAGCAAATCAAATACTTTTAGAAGAAAAAAAGATAACAACAGTTGTTGCTATATATCCTGGTAGATTTCAACCTATGGGTAAACATCATGCTGAAGTATATAAACATGTTAGTTCTAAATTCAAAGACGCATATGTAGCAACCAGTGGTAAGGTTGATTTGCCTAAGTCTCCATTTACATTTGCTGAAAAGAAAAAAATAATAAAATCATATGGAATTTCTAAAGTAGTACAGGTTAAAAACACATATAAAGCAGAAGAAATATTAAAAAAATACGATGCTAAAACTACAGCTGCAGTATTTGTTGTTGGTAAAAAAGATGCTAGTAGATTAGGTGGTAAGTTTTTTAGGCCTTGGAAAGGTAAAGCTGAGGTTGGATATAAGGATGGTGCATATACATATATAGCTCCCCACGTAAGCCTAACAGTACCTGGTTATGGTGAAATGAGTGGTACTGCAATTAGAAAGGCTTTAGGTGATAAAGACTTAGATAAAAAAGAAAAGACAAAGGTATTTAAAGGAATATTTGGCCATACTAAAAACTATGAACTCATAGTAAATAAATTAGAAAAGCTTAATGAAGTTATGGAAAATTTCTTTATTAAAACTGATTTGAAAAAAATAATAAAGGAAGCAAGTAACACTTTACCAGGCCAAAGGGGTGTTGATGATGGTCCAAGATATTTTTATGGTACCCAAAAATCATATAGGACAGATACTAAAAAAATGGCATTTAGGTTAGGTATGAATGTACTAAATTATCTTGTACCAGAAGAAGAATTTTTTCAACACGGAACAGCATACCCTGATGGACCCACTGGCGGTGTATCTTATTTTCCTGTTGGTATACCTGCAACAGGAGCTGCTAATGTATCTGGAGGTACAAATTATATAAAGGATAGAGTTGGTACGGCAGCATATAATAGGTGGAAACGTTGGTCAAAATATTTAGCACAACAATCAGGGTTTAAATTCATAGAGTACTTAGGGGCAGAAAAATCAATTAAGCAATCCAAAAAAGAACCTATAAAACAAAGTAAAGAAATGAGCAATATTAAAAATACCCTTAAAAAACAAAAACTAGGAAAAAAAGTTTCTTTTCCAAAAAATATATCTGTAAATACTACTAATGAAAATTTAGGACAATGGATTGCAAAACAATTATTATTAGAAGGAGGAGCCTATGGCCATATGTCACACCCCTTTGATGATAGAAATTTAACCTTTGGAGACTTTAAACAAATTATAGACCTTGCACTCCAAGGAAATCTTGACCTAGAAAAAGCAGCAACTGAAAAAACAGATGGACAAAACCTATTTGTAAGTTGGAACGGTAAAATGCTAGCAGCTAGAAATACTGGAGACCTTAAAAAGGGAGGAATGGATTACAAAGCAGTTGCTTCAAAATTTAAAGGTAGAGGTAATATAGAAAAGGCCTTCACTTTTGCAATGAAAGATCTTGAAAAAGCAATAGGAAGCCTTAATCTAAAACAACAAGAAAAAATATTTGATAACGGTAACAATTGGGTAAATATGGAAATCATGTTTCCAGCATCTGCAAACGTAATTACCTATGACGCACCATATTTACAATTCCATAATGTATTAAAATATAAGGGAGGTACAGCAATTGGATCAGTTAGTGATGGTGCAAGAATACTTGCGGGAATGATTGCGCAAATAAATCAATCGGTACAAAAAAACTTTTCTATTATAGGCCCAAAGATTCTTAAAATAAATCCTCACCAAGACTATTCAGCTAAAAAACCATATTTTTTAAGTAAATTAAGTAAACTTATGAAAAAATATAAAATGAAAGATTCAGATTCTTTTTCATATTATCACCAAGTATGGTGGGAAAATTTTGTTGACACAAAAATAAAAGGTATTGATAATACAATTAAAATGGGATTGGTTAAACGTTGGGCATTTTTTGATAAATCTTTTAGATTAGATAAAAAAACAATTTCTGATGAAGCAATATTAGCCAAAGCTAAAGATTTTGATAAACTAAATCACGCAGACCAGGTAAAGAAAAATATGCTACCATTTGAAACTATATTCTTTGAACTAGGTGCTGAAGTACTTAAAAACGTAGAGGGTTTTTTAGCTGCAAACCCAGACAAAGCAATTCAAAACGTCAGAAAACAGGTTGCAAAAGCAATTAGTGATGTTAGAAAAGGTGGAGACCTTAAAAAATTAAATAGAATGACTCAACAGCTAAAAAAGGTTGCTTCAATAGGAGGATTTAAAACTATAATTCCAAGTGAAGGATTAGTTTTTATATATAAAGGAAATACGTATAAATTAACAGGAGCATTTGCACCAGTAAATCAAATTGCTGGCATGATGACTTTCTAAAAGGAGAAAAGGTTATGAAAAAATATATTCCAGAACACAAAGTTCAAAGAATGAGAAATCTTGCAACAAAAAAGTTTGGAAACAAGACAAAAATACAAATAGGTTATGGTAATAATGAAGGAGACCATGTTGAAGGTGATGTTTGGACTGAGGGTAAAAAAACTTGGACAATAAAAAACGGAATAACACAAACAGTTACAAAATTAGACAGTGTTAGAAATAAGGTTCATATGCCATTAGTTTGCCCAAAGTGTAATAGTAGGGTAATGAAGGGAGAACTAGATAAAATGTTTTGGAAATTATATAGTGAATGTATGGATTGTAGAATTTTTTACGAAACAGATCTTAAAATAAAGGGTAAATATAAAGATTATGAAAAAGATATAATGACTAAAAATTTCAAGTCATATATGAAAGACCTAAAATCAGTTGCAGCCGATTTTATTAGTGAAACAAATCGAAAGGGATATATCACTGAATCTGGCAAAATAGAAGATTGGAGCAATGAAAATACAAAAGAAGTACGTGATAGGATTAATACTAGAATTACAAACCTAGAAAAAGACCTAACAAAAAAGTACGAAAGTATGCATAAAGAATAAAATAAAGATATTTATTAAAGATATGGCAAGACACACAAACGAACAACTATATAGCGAAATAAAACTTGTAAAAAAAGATATTGAACACGTAAAAGAGAGTCAATCTAAAATGCAAGATGATATTACAATGATTAAAAAGACATTGTTGGGTCCTGATTCTGGAACTATTGCAAGAGTAAACAAAAATACAACCTTTAGAAAAAACGCTCAAAAAACAATATGGTCAATATGGATTGTTTTATTAGGTATATTGGGTAAAATGATATTCTGGGATTAAAAATGAAAAAAAAAATATTAAAAGAAATAATAGCTGATGAACTAGTTAGTGTTTTACTAGAAAGTATTACAAAAAATTTTACTAAAGCAATTGAAACATATAAAAAAATCCAGTTAAATCAGCAAGAGTTAAGGAAAGCCTTTGTTAGTGAAAAAGACCCTAAGAAAAAAGAAAAACTAAAACAAGGTCTAATAAAAATGCATGCACAAGTAGTAAAGGCTGAAAAAGACTTTAACAAAGCACTACAAACAGAGCCAATCGAGGATGAGTTAACGGAAAAAAGTAAAGGACTTTGGGCAAATATACATGCCAAAAGAAAAAGAGGCGAAAAACCAGCACATAAAAACTCTAAAGCACACAAAGATGCCGTTAAAGCTGCTAAGTCTATAAATAAAGAAGGCAAAGTTAATGAAGCGTTAGCAAGAGGGCTAAAACCACTATTAACTATAGGTTCAAAGATCACTAAAAAGGTTGGTGAAGATGCACTAGTTAAACTATCAGATAAATTTGATAGAATAGATGATGAATATGCAGATGAAATAGCATCTACACTAAACATGGCTATTGAAAAGATGCAAGATGGATATGCATCACAAGCTACTGGTTGGTTAAAAAGATTCAATAAAGAATGCAAACAAGCTCTCAAAGGAAAACCAACTAAATCAGCTTTTGAAGGTGTTAATGAAGGCAAATTAAATGAAGACTTCTCTCAGAGAGCAGCTAATTTTAGAGTTAACCTTAGAATGAGAATGAAAGACCTTAAAATAGGTGGCAAGATACTAGCTTACAAAATGACATTTACAAAAGTAGGCGATAATAAGTTTAATTGGAACGGCAAACAATTATGGGATACAGAAGCGGTAGTTAAGAAGATAAAGTTAGCTGCTGTTAAAGATATAATGAAATGGAAGCAAGGAGCTAGTGGAGCACCGATGGTAAAAGCTTTTCTAACCATTAAAGAAGGCAAGTTAAATGAAGGCAAATTAAATGAAGATGTATGGAAAAGCTTTTTAGGAGATGATTCAGCATTTAAGCTTCATATGGCAACTAATACAGAAAAAAGAAAATCTGTAAAGGCTAGAAAAACAGATAAAACATGGGATGATGGAGTACCCGTATTAAAATACATTGCAAGAGCTTCTAAAAAAGACTCACCTCTACCAAAGGGCAAGTTTAAGATTATAGAAGACAATAAACATGGATGGTGGTACTATCAAGTAGGAAATATTTGGTATGGTATAAGTCAAAAAGACTATGGTACACCTCCATTTGAATATTAAAATTAAGGAGAAAAAGTTATGAGTATATTAGGAAAAATATTTTCAGGAGGTGCAGCAGATCTAGTAAAAGGTATAGGTGGAGTAGTAGACAACCTACATACATCTAAAGCAGAAAAGCTAGCAGCTGAACAAAAAATACAAGAATTAGTTTCAAATTATGAAACACAGATGGAAGCAAATATAACAGATAGATGGAAAGCAGATATGAATTCTGATTCCTGGTTATCTAAAAACGTCAGACCACTAGTACTTATATTCCTAGTCGTATGTACTGTTCTTATGATATTTATAGATGCAGGCTCAATAAAGTTCGTAGTAGAAGAAAAATGGACAGACCTTTTACAATTAGTTCTAATTACAGTCATCGGTGCATATTTTGGTGGAAGAAGTTTCGAAAAGAGAACTAAGAAACAACAATAAAATTGTCCTAAAAATATATTTATATATATGAAGAAGACAAAGTCTATTAAAGTAATTATACGGGAAGAATACTTAAAGTGCGTCCAGGACCCTATATACTTTATGAAAAAGTATTGTCAAATTCAACACCCTACCCGAGGAAGAATACCGTTTAATCTATATACGTTTCAAGAGCGTTCATTAGAACAATTCCAAAATAACGATTATAATATTATATTAAAGTCTAGACAATTAGGTATATCAACAATATCTGCTGGATATTCTCTTTGGTTAATGCTTTTTCACCAAGATAAAAATGTTCTAGTAATAGCAACTAAACAAGACGTTGCAAAAAATCTTGTGACTAAGGTTAGAGAAATGCACGATTACCTACCGTCATGGTTAAAGGGAAACTGTACTGAAGATAATAAATTAAGTCTTAGATTTAAAAATGGATCACAAATAAAGGCGGTTTCTAGTTCTGGAGACGCTGGTAGATCGGAAGCACTATCACTACTTATAATAGATGAAGCAGCATTTATTGATAAAATTGAAGAAATATGGGCATCAGCACAACAAACACTTGCAACTGGTGGTAAATGTATAGCCCTTTCTACGCCAAATGGTGTTGGTAACTGGTTTCATAAAACCTGGGTAAAAGCAGAAGAAGGAACAAATAACTTTAATACCATAAGATTACATTGGTCAGTACACCCAGACAGAGAACAAGTTTGGAGAAATGAACAAGATGAATTACTTGGTCCTAAAATGGCCGCACAAGAGTGTGATTGTGATTTTGTTTCATCTGGTCATAACGTGGTTGATCCATCAATAATAGAATGGTATTCAAACACACATCAAATGGATCCACAAGAAACAAGAGGATTTGATGGGAATTGTTGGATTTGGGAACAACCAAACTATAGTAAAACATATATGGTCGTAGCTGACGTTGCAAGAGGTGATGGTAGTGACTTTTCTACCTTCCATGTGATTGATATTGAAACAGTAACTCAGGTAGCAGAATACAGAGGACAATTATCACCTAAAGACTTTGGTAATATGTTGGTTAACATAGCAACAGAATATAATGACGCTTTATTAGTTATTGAAAATGCAAGTGTAGGTTTTGGATCAATACAAAGTGCAATTGATAGAGAATATAAGAACTTATATTATACATATAAACAAGATGGTGTAGTAGACGCAACTACACAATTAACCCGAGGATATGACTTAAAAGATAAATCACAAATGACACCTGGATTTACCACTTCTTCAAAAACTAGGCCACTTTTAATTTCTAAACTTGATATTTATTTAAGAGAAAAAGACTGCATTGTAAGATCAAAAAGGCTATTAGAAGAATTACGAGTTTTTATTTGGAATGGTAGTAAAGCAGAGGCACAAAGAGGATATAACGATGATTTAGTTATGGCTTTTTCAATAGCAATGTGGGTTAGAGATACAGCGTTAAAATTAAAACAACAAGGAATAGAATTAGATAAATTAGCTATAAGCAGAATTGGAAAATCCAATCAAGGCGTATATACTAATAATACAGCAACAAATAATCCTTGGAAAATGAAAACAACACGTAATGATGAAGAAGATTTACGATGGTTGTTATAAGGTTATAAAAGGGAAAAACTATGGCAGATAAAACATTTTTTGGAAGACTAAAAAAATTATTTTCAACTGGAGCAGTTGTAAGGCGGGTAGGTGATAAAGACCTACGTGTAGTAGACACCGCTAGACTTCAGTCAGCTGGAAATCTTGCATCAAATACACTAATTGATAGATATAATAGATTACACCATTCAAATTTGGCTAATTCTGTTTATAATCCTACTCAAGCATTTGCCCAAATGAGAAACGAGCTATTTACAGACTATGAAGCTATGGATACAGATTCAATAATTTCTTCTGCACTAGATATATATGCAGACGAATCAACTATGAAAAATGAATTTGGAGATATACTAACAATAAATAGTGAAAAACAAGAAATACAAGAAATATTGCATAATTTATATTATGATGTATTAAATGTAGAATTTAATTTATGGCCATGGATAAGAAATATATGTAAGTATGGAGACTTTTATCTTAAATTAGATATTTTAGAAAAAGTAGGAGTAACTGGTGTATCTCCGATATCTGCATATGAAGTACAAAGAGAAGAAGGAATAGATCCACAGAGACCAGAATATGTTAGATTTTTACATGACCCTAGTTTTGCGGGAGCAAATGGTTCAAATGTAAATTCAACTAGTAAAACATATTATGAAAATTATGAAGTAGCCCATTTTAGAATGTTAAATGATACTAACTGGTTACCCTATGGTAAATCAATAGTTGAATCAGGTAGAAAAACTTGGAAACAATTAACACTTATGGAAGATGCAATGATGATCCACAGGATTATGCGAGCTCCAGAAAAAAGGGTATTTAATATTGATATAGGTAATATACCACCAAGTGAAGTTGATGGCTATATGCAAAAAGTAATAAATCAAATGAAAAAGACGCCATATATAGACCAAAACACGGGTGATTATAACCTAAAGTTTAATCTTCAAAATATGATGGAAGACTTTTATTTACCTACTAGAGGAGGAAATAGTGGAACAAGTATAGATTCACTTGCAGGAATGGAATGGACAGGAACAGAAGATATTGAATATCTAAAAAATAGATTACTTGCTTCATTAAGAGTACCAAAAGCGTTTTTAGGTTATGAAGAAGGCGTTGATGGTAAAGCTACTCTTGCAGCACTAGATGTAAGATTTGCAAGAACAATTGAAAGAATTCAAAGAATAGTTGTAAGTGAGTTAACAAAAATTGGATTAGTACACCTATATACACAAGGGTATACTGATGAAGATTTAGTTGATTTTAGTTTATCATTAACAAATCCATCAACAATATATGAACAAGAAAAAATAGAATTATGGACGTCAAAAATCAATTTAGCCGATCAAATTCGTAGTAATAAGATGTTATCTGAAGACTGGATATACGAAAACATATATGGAATAGTTAAAGATAGTGTAAGTTCTGAAAGAGAAAAAGTTGTTGAAGATACTATAAATAAATATAGGCATGACATGATAGAACAAGAGGGTAAAGACCCAGCAAAAGAACCAACTGTACAAGAAGATATAAAAAGTAAAAATAGGGAAAGACTTAGATCTGCAAATGATACTAGAAAGACAAGAGATGGTGAATCAGATGCAGATGTCGGCAGACCTAAAGAAAACAATTACTACGGAACAGATAACGGAGCAAGAGGAAGAGATCCTCTTGGTAGAGAAAAAGTAAAGCGAGATACTAAAAATAAAGACCGTTCAATAAAAACTAAGTACAAAAATAGTAACCCATTGGCAAAAGAAATTGCAAATTCAATGGAATTATTCAAAAATAAAAAATCTATGTTGAGCGAGAAGGCTAATATGTTAGATGAGTCTAATTTATTGGATACCGACATAACATAAGGTTTGTTTTGATATATTTATATATGAATGTAAGGTATCGTACACAAAGGAGATATAATAGGTGGCAAAAAGCATAAAACACTCAAAGCTAAAAAACACTGGGGTACTGTTTGAATTATTAGTTAGGCAAATAACTACTGATACTTTAAACGGGACAAGTAATTCTCCTGCGTTAAAAATAGTAAAGGAATATTTTGGAAAAAATACTATCCTAGGTAAAGAATTAAATTTGTATAATTCATTGTCAAATGAAAAGTTTGTAAATATTCCAAGAGCTGAAAAGTTTTTGAATTTAGTATTATCTGAAAGAAAAAAGATTTCAAATCTTAATCTTAAGAGAAAAAAATACAATTTGATAAAGGAAATAAACAGGCAATATAGTCTAGAATCATTTTTTAGAACAAAAATATCTAATTATAAAATGAATGCTTCTATATATAGTTTATTTGAATCTATTAATAGTAAAAGCGTTAATAATCCAAAACACATAATGTTGTGTAAGGAAACTATAATAGAGCATGTTTCAAAAAGTAAACCAAAAACCTTACAGGAAAAGGTTGCAAAAGAATATTCTCAACAAGATAAAGATATGAGACTATTAAGCTATAAATTATTGTTAGAAAAATTTAATGAAAAATATGGCAAAGCACTTAATGACAAACAACAGTCATTATTGAGAGAATATATAAACTCAAATGGTTCTAGTATAGTAAAATATATGAATAAAGAAGCTAAAACTAATAGAAAAAAAATAGTGCAAGCTGCAAATAAAATTGATGATAAGATAACTTCTATAAAATTAAAAGAAGTGGCAAATCAATTAAAAAAGATAGAAAAATCAAATCGTACAAATGATAAGCATTTAACAACGATGATGAACTTGTACGAACTAATTGAGGAGTGTAAAAATGTCAATTAGTAAGCGATTAAAAGAAATAATAGACGAAATAACAGATGAAGAAGTAACAGAAGCTTCAACTACTGGTAATGTCGCTGGGTATCAAACCCCAAACGCTTTTTCGGGTAAAACTGGTAAAGATAAAAAGAAAGAAAAAGAAAACGCTGAAAATAGTACTGGATATAAAGTTGTAAAAGAAATATATGGTACCAATTATCCAACGTTTAAGAAAGAAGAATCAAAAAATTCTAGACAAAAAGTCAATGGAGCTATAAAAGAAATAAATAAGCGACTTTTTGAAATAGAAAGAATAATTGGAAGAGCTGCTAAACTTAAACAAGAGGCTGGTGTTTCTTCTGATAAGTATTGGAAATCAACTAAACCAAGGATGTCCAAAATAGCTGAAAGATTATTAAAGGTATCACATAAACTAAGAGAAATAGCTTCATAAAATAAACAGGGGAAAAAACAATGGGAAAATTTGTAAGACAAAGCGTTTATGGTTGGCAACAATTCAGAAACGATATTAAGAAAAAAGTACACATGTTTGAAGGTAAGGAATTCCAAGGATGGGACCTACCTATGCACGAACAAATGAGATTATATAGAATAGCAGAAGCAAGAATTGTTGAAACTGCAAACTATGCTAATTTTGCGGATAATAATCCAACAGCAAATGCAGCTGCAGGAGGTAAATCACTATACAAAGTTGCAAAGAAAAATATTTTTCATACAGCAACATTTAGATTTACAAACAATGGAAGTATTACAGGTTCAGGTGCAGCAATAAATAATAGTAGTAGTATTGGTGCAAACTATATAGATTTATATTCTGCAAGGGTTGGACAAGGCCAATTATCTACAAACGGTGGAAATAGTGGATACCAAGTAAGATTATCATTTGAAACAAGTAGTTTAAGTACAGCTGCACCTTTAGGTTCTGCACAATTTAGATTAACTGGTTCTGTTAACATGGATTTACAAGCAACTACAACTGCATCCGTATTAACTGAAATTAGAAACACTATAAATGATAAGTACTTAATGAATACTGCAGGAACTACAACAACAGCTAATAAGGCTAGTACATATTTCTCAGCTAGTACAGCTCTTCACGCCGCGAATGGAACCGTATTAACTATACAATCAGCATTTGAAGGAACAGTAAGAACACCTTGGACTACTAATCTAGCAGCAGGTACCGGATCCGTAACTACAACAGTTACAGGAGAAGATGTACTTTGTGGACCAGATAAAACTAGATGGTCATCAAGAGACCTTGGTCCAAATGACTTTCCAACTTTACGTAGATTAGAAGGTACTAATAACTAAGGGAATCAACCATGAATAAAAAACTTTTAATAGATTATACGAGCTTTGACATTTCCCCTCAAATGATTGTGGAATCTGAAAGAAAAAATAATGGTAGAGTTATTGTAACTGGGTGTTTACAAAGGGCTGACGCAAAAAACCAAAATGGAAGGGTTTATCCTCGAGAAATTTTAATGCGAGAGGTTAAAAACTACAAAAAAATAAACATTGCTGAAAGCAGAGCTTTAGGAGAATTAGATCACCCAGAATCAAGCGTTGTTAATTTACAAAATGTTTCCCATAATGTAAAAAATGTTTGGTGGAAAGGCGATGATGTGATGGGAGAGGTAGAAGTACTTGGAACCCCTGCAGGTAATATTCTTAAAGAATTATTAAAGGCTGGTGTAAAATTAGGTATAAGTTCTAGAGGTTTAGGCAGTGTAGAAGAACTTTACGAAGACGGCGATCAAATGGTTAAGGTTAAAGATGACTTTGAACTAATATGCTGGGACTTTGTTAGTAATCCTTCAACCCATGGAGCATTTATGCACCCAACTAATATGAACGAAAGTGTTAACAAAAATATAAAAACAAATAAATATAGCAAAATGAACAGCTTAATTTCAGATATTCTTTGCGAAATGACTGGTAAATGTGAAATACCAGCTATAGCTGATGATTCTTGTTGTGGAGGAAAATAATGGCAGGATTAGTAACTGATGAATTAAATAAGTTTGGACCATTTGGAAGATACAATGGTGTACAAATTGTAAGTAATAAATTTAGGGATTTTAGTTCAGGCTCTAGTGATTTAGGTGCATCAGCCTTTATGATATCTGGTTCTACTATTTTAGGTAGGGTTAAGTTAGCAAGAGGTGGAACAATAGAACTAGATGATTTAGCTATTGGTGTTGTTCATGAAATAGGATTAGCAGGTGCAGAATCAGATAATGCTACAACATTCATATTAGTACTACAAAGATAAGGAGACAATATAATGAAATTAAAGAAAATATTAAAAGAATCTAAGTTATCACCAGAACAAAAACAAGCATTTGTAGAGGCTGTTTCAAAATTCAATGAGTATGGTAATAGCATATACAGAGAAAACAATATAAAAGACGTTGTAGAAGCTATAAAAAGACTCTCTTCAGGTGCAGGAAATTATATTATGTCTGAAACAGAAAGTTGGTTTGACGGAGTAACTGTAAAAAGAGACGTTAAAGAAATAAATAACACATCGAAACTATTTGAAAAAGCTGCTTTAGAAATGGAATCTTTACAACAAAGACTTGAATCACTATATGAAGATCTTGGAGGCAAACTTGGTAGATATTACGAACTAGCTGAAAAACTTGATCCAGTTGGAAAAGAAGATGGTGATATAGATAATGACGGTGATGAAGATAAATCTGACGAATATTTAGCCAACAGGAGAAAAACAGTTTCAAAGGCTATAAAAAATGAAACTATATCTCCTAGAGTTGGTGGAAAGGCTGGACAACGTTGGGGAATAGCAACTGGAAAAAAGAATAATTCAGATAGCCCCATATGGAAAAAATGGTAATGGAGAAAATGGCAATGAAAAAATCAGCATTTAGAAAATTAGTAAAGGAAACAATACTTAATGTACTTAAAGAAAAGAAACAATCGCTAAACGAAAAGTTTCAGTCTAAAACTGCTAGTAAATTATACGGCAAATTAAAAGGCTCAGACGCAAAATTCTTTCAAGCATTTGCAAAATCATATGATGTAGATTGGGCAAACGCGCCAGAAGAAGCTTTCGGTAAAGGTCCGGACCCTAAACTAGTAAACTTCTTTTTTGTAAATAAAGATAAAAGAAATCCATTTGTAAAAAGTGGCTATTCGTGGGAAGGTACAATTAGACCAGGACTTATTGGTGTAACTAGAGGAAAAGAAAAGATCCACGTTAGTAGAGACAGATACGACAGAGGCACTGGTAAATCAACATATTCTGCTACTGGTGAAAAATCTAAAGGACGTAGTACTGGTTCCCCAATGGGAGGTAATACTGAAAACCTACACAACTATAAAAGGTTTGCAGAGGTTGCTGATGAAGTAATTACTATTGACCTTACTAAAATAGGTTCATCTGGTGGTAAAAAAGCTGATAGAGCAGCTGCAAAAGTAGGAGCAACTGCACTTATTGGTGCAAAAACAGTTGCCCAACAAAACAGAAGTAGATACGAAACAATACTAAGAGATAGATTAGCAAATTCTAGTCCAGGCGACCAAATAATTAAAATGGTAGATGCTGTGACAAAGATGTATAAAGCGTCTGTTGATAAACAATTAGACATGTTAAAAAAGAAAAAGGTTTCTTCTGGTTGGAATGATTCTGCTAGTAAAATTAATAGAGCTTATAGAGATATACTACAAGATTTTGAGTACTATTTACGAGCAGAAAATAGTGCAGTTAAAGGTGCAGACAGAGATAAAGCCAATAAGTTAAAGTCTGGTGATAAAGCCTCTTGGAGTGAAGAAAAATATTATCAAAAAGAAATGATTAAATATGCAAGAAGTATACAAAAATATTTCAAAACATTAAAGCTAGATCTTAAAAAAGTAGATGCAAGTAAAGACTATATCGATCTTAGATAAAAAATAACAAAAGTGAAATTAAGTGGCATATATTTTTATATGTCATTTTTTTTGTTTATATTAAAGTAATTAAACGTTTAACTAAAACAAATTTATGAGAAAAGATTTCAAAAAAGACCGTCCATATAACAGGGATGGCAAGTTCAAAAAATCAAACTTCAAAAGACATAGAAGAGAGGAATTTTTTGTACCAGGAAACGGCTTAGCCGTAAAAGTACCAGATAGTAATATTGGTACACTAGAAAAAGCCTTAAAATATTTAAAAAGGCAATTAAAAGATGATGATACTATGATGCGATTAAGAGCAAAAAGGTATTATGAAAAACCAACAGCTAAACGCAAAAGAGTAAAGGAGGCAGCTTATCGAGCCCAGTGGACGCTGGATAGACAAGCAGAAAGAGCCAATAAAGGCCACGTCTGGACCGCCATTATGGACGGCAAAGCTAGTTAATATTAAAGGGAACATTTTTGTTCCCTTTTTTTGTTTTTTGATATATTTGTATATATTTATATCTGTATTGGTCGAAAAATACCTTATCTCTTATATAAGCGTAAAAGACTATAAAACAAATATCTATTAAGATTCCTAATAATCTTATTCCAAAAATAAAAATATTGAGGAGAACAATTATGGCAAAATCAAACTTGCTAAAAGAAGCTATTGCTGACGCTAAGGCTGTCAGAGAAACAGCTATTGCAAATGCACGACTTGCTCTTGAAGAAGCGTTCACTCCAAAAATTCAATCTATGCTTTCTAGAAAAATAGAAGAAGAGACTGAAGAAGATGGAGACGAAATTGAAGAGCAATCTGACTCATCAAACATTGGAAGTGGCGACAATAAAGTCGACGTTGCTGATGGAAATGACGAAGAAAAATCTGAAACTGATACTGAATCAGGTGCCTATGGTACAGAGGATGAAAACAACACTGTTGTTAACAAACTCACTGAAGAAGAGGAAGAAGAAGAAACAATGGACGAAGGAGAAGAGGACGATGAAACTGAAACTGAAATGGCTAACATGGATGAAGAAGAAGAAGAAGACCTTGACCTAGAGGCTATTATTAGAGAACTTGAAGGCGAAGAAGGCGAAGAAGTTGAAGAAACTGAAGACGTTGAAGAAATGCATGACGAAGAAATGGAAGAAACTGAAGAAGATCCTACTGAAATGGCTTATGAGGCTGAAGAAGAAGAAACTACTGATGGAGAAGAAGAACTTGACTTAGACGAAATTATTAAATCTTTAAAAGAAGAAGATGATGACGAAGAAGTTAATGAATCTGAAGACGGTATGGAAGGTGAATCTGAAAAAGTTAGTGATTTAACAGAAAGATTAGAAGAAGCTTATAGTACTATTAAAACTATGAAATCTACTATAAATGAAGTTAATTTATTAAACGCAAAACTTTTATTCTCTAACAAGTTATTCAAATCGCATAACTTAACTGAAGGTCAGAAGATGAAAATCATTGAAACTTTCGACAGAGCAGTATCAACAAGAGAAGTTAAATTAGTTTACTCTACTTTAGCTGAATCTTTAAGTTCAGGTGCAAGCAAAAAGCGAACTATAAAGGAAAGCTTTGCTTCAAAAACTACACGATCTACTAAACCATCACGAAAAGTGATTGTAGAGGCAGATCAATTTACAAATCGAATGAAAAAATTGGCAGGTCTACTTTAGAACTGCAAGAAAATTAGGAGAAAATTAAAATGGCAAACATTTCAAATTTATTAAACTCTGCAAATACTACATATACTGACAAGCTTGAAGAAACAAGAGGGTTAGTAAATAAGTGGGATAAAACAGGTTTACTAGAAGGAATCGGACATGAGTATGAGAAATCAGGCATGGCTGTACTTTTAGAAAATCAAGCACGTCAGTTAATCGACGAGGCTAATAACACTTCAAGTGGTACTGCGAGTAAAGAACAATGGTCGGGCGTAGCTCTTCCATTAGTACGTAGAGTCTTCGGCGAAATCGCTGCAAAAGACTTCGTAAGCGTACAACCGATGAACTTACCATCTGGTCTAGTATTTTTCTTAGACTTTAAGTATGGTACGGACACAAATTCAAACTATGGTGGAGCTTATGCTGGCGATATCATGGGTAATACATCTAAGTCTAACTCAGACCCAGTTGGTGGATTATATGGTAATACACCTGCAGGAGGTGGTAGAGCTGGATATACTACTAAAATGAGAGACGTTACGGTTACTACTTTCGCATCTTCATCTGCAACTTGGAAAGATGTTGGCTTTAGTGCTGATCTTTCTGCATCTGTAGCTGCTGGTCAAGTAATTAAACAAGCAGTTGCTGTTTCATCTGTAACTGATGGTACATTTATACTGGATGAAACTGCAATTAGAAGTGCATATGTTGAAAGTTTACAAGGACAAACAGCTGCAATTTCTATGTCTGTAGACAGAAACTTAAATGCATATAACTTTGTTAATGGAACAACTGCAAACTTCTTTGTATCTGTTTCTGCTGCAACAGGTGGTGCTGGTCACTCAGAAAACGGTATTAAAGTTCATTTCATGGGAGCTACAACAGCTGACCAAAGAAACGACTTTGAAATGGTTGGTTCTAACGTTGATGCTTCACTAGACACTCAAGATGTTGGAATTCCACAAATTGATGTTGATTTAAGATCTGAAGCGATTGTTGCTAAGACTAGAAAGCTTAAAGCTGCATGGTCTCCAGAATTCGCACAAGACTTAAATGCATATCACTCAATTGACGCTGAAGCTGAATTAACTTCAATGTTATCTGAGTATATTTCAATGGAAATTGATCTTGAAATTTTAGATATGCTTCTTGCAAATGCAAATACAACTGACTACTGGTCGGCTGCATTAGGTGAAACATACAATGGTTCAGACGCTTTCTTAAGCCCAACGGCTGCAGAAGCTTATACACAATTCACATGGTTCCAAACTTTAGGTACTAAAATCCAAAAAGTTTCTAACAAGATTCACCAAAAAACTCTTAGAGGTGGTGCAAACTTCTTAGTAACTTCTCCAGAAGTTGCGACAATCCTAGAATCAATCCCAGGATATGCTGCAGATACTGATGGAAATGCAATGTCATTTGCAATGGGTGTACAAAAAGTTGGAGCATTAAACTCTAGATTTACTGTTTACAAAAACCCATACATGAAGGAAAATACTATCTTGATGGGCTTTAGAGGAACACAATTCTTGGAAACTGGAGCGGTTTACGCACCATATATTCCGTTAATTATGACTCCTTTAGTTTACGATCCTACAAACTTTACTCCACGTAAAGGTGTAATGACTCGTTATGCTAAGAAAATGGTAAGACCAGAATTTTATGGTAAGATCCATGTAGCAGGATTAAATAGAATCTAATATTTTATTTATATTTTTTGAAAGAAGGAGCTAAGAAATTAGCTCCTTTTTTTATGCTCTGATATTTATAGTAAATAACAATTAAATAATAGAGGTTAATATGGCAAAACAAAATATAGATAAAAATCCCCCAAAGGGATCTGTTAAATTCTCAATAACCCTATCAGAAGAACAAAAATCAGCAAAACAAGCAATGCTACACCATCCTTATAATTTTATAGTAGGAAAGGCAGGTAGTGGTAAAACTTTATTGGCCTGTCAAGTTGCTTTAGATATGTTTTTTAAGAGAATAATAAATAAAATTATAATAACAAGACCAACTGTATCTACAGAAGACAATGGGTTTTTACCTGGTTCAGAAAAAGAAAAAATGGAACCATGGTTAGTACCTATTAGATCTAATATGCGAAAGGTATATAATAAACCGCTTATATTAGATAAATTAGAAAAACAAGAATCAATAGAACTAGTTTCTCTAGCACACTTTAGAGGTAGAACATTTGAAAACAGTGTAGTAATAGTAGATGAGTTCCAAAACCTAACAAGATCTCAATTAAGAATGGCACTAGGCAGATTAGGTAAAGGTTCTACAATGATATTTTGTGGAGATAATCAACAAATAGATTTGAAAGATAAGAATTACTCAGCAATAGTAGATGTATCTAAGATAACAGAGTCCGAATATGTATATAAAAGAATACTACTGGATAACCACAGGCATCCAGCAATAGACAATGTATTTGAAATGCTAATGGGAATGTAAACTATTGCAAAAACAATAGATTTAGACAATAAAGCTGATATTTATATAAGAATAATTAAACTTAAGGGATAACTAATGGCAGCAGGTCAATATACTTTTACAATTGAGCAGGGATCAACCACAGACTTTGAAGTACAATACACAGACAACGACGGTAACCCTATAGACTTATCTCACCATGTAGCAAGAATGCAAATTAGAACAAGTATTGGTTCTAGTCCTCATATGACTTTATCTTCTAGCTTACATAATGATGGTACAGGATTAAATTTAAGTGGTTCAAAGCATTCATCAACGTATCCTAAACCGTTAGCGTCAGGTTCAATAGGAGTTTATATTTCAGCTGAAAGCTCTTCAAATTTTGATTTTTCAACAGCTGTTTATGATTTAGAAATAGCTTCTGCTAGTAGTGCAGATATATATGTAACCAGACTTTTAGAAGGCAAAATAAAATTATCTAAAAACGTAACATTAGGGAGCTATTGATATGAGTAATAAGGTAACGATAAACACAGGAAATATAAAGGTAGTAAGAGTAAGTTCTCCAGGCCCAAGAGGATTAACAGGGCCTGCGGGCACAGGAGTAGCTAATGGATTCTTAGCAGCAAATTCTATTGGTAATCCTTCAATACCAACAGGAAATACCTTTATACCGGCTGGATATAACGTATTACTTTATACATCAAATGCTAACCCATCTATCACTATTGCATTGGGAGTAGATTATACCATAAGTGCAGGAGCATCTGTTAGAATAGTTAATATGGATAATATTGGTAATTGATGAGAATAAATTAAAAAAATAAAATATATTTATATATAGAAAAAACGGAGTTAAATAATGAGCAATATAAACGTAAATACCATAACACCTTTAAGCGGTGTAACAGGAACAGTAAGCGTATCTGGATCTCTACTAGTGAGTGGATCTATTACTGCAAATGGCAACATAATACTAGGAGATTCTACAACAGACTCAGTTTCATTGGGTGCTGAAATAAGTTCTAGTATAATACCTGATGCTAATGATACATATGATTTAGGTTCAAGTACAAAACTATGGAATTCGTCTTATGTTAGTGCTTCATATATTAAAGAACTTAAATCAATTCCAGGAAGTTTAAGTATAGGTTCTTATACTCCATTTATTAAGTCATCTGGAAGTTTAATACCTTCTGCAGATGACAAGTTTGATTTAGGATTTACAAATTATGAATGGAGAAACTTATATGTTGATGGAACAGCATACATTGATACCTTGTCTGGAGGATCTATAACTGCTACTTCAGCTTCTATTAGTTATTTATCTGGATCAAGCCC